AGCTCGCCGCGGGCGAGGATCTCCCGCTCTCGCTCCTCCCGCTCGGTCTTCAGGCGTTCGGTCCGCGTCGGCTTCGGGAAGGCCTGCGGCGGCGGCTTCGTCCTAGCCACGCTTCACCTCCGTCATCGGGATCCGCTGCGCCGCGCGCTCGTAGTGCGTCGCCGCCAGAAGCAGATGCCGCCGCAGGGCAGCGGGGCTGCTCCCCTGGTCCATCTCCACGATCGCGTCGGCGCGGGCGCTCTCCGCCGCGGCGAACTCCGGGGCCATCGCGATCACCACCTGCGGGTCGAGGTGCTTCATACCGTCGCTCCCCGGAGCCATGGGCGGGCCTCGAGCGCGCGGAGCGCCTCGCCGATCGCCCCGTTCAGCGTGTCGCCGTGGTAGCGCCGGCCGAGGACGTCCACGAACCACTCGCCGGCGACATCGCGGCCCCAGCTCGGCGCCACCTCACCGCCCGCAAGCTCGCGCAGGCGGTCGAGGCGGCGGACCTGGTGGGCGTCGAGGGGGATGCCGAGCGGATGGTCAGCCGCCGACATAGCCGACGTCCTTCCCGATGCTCTTGCGAAGGGCGTCGGCCGCCTGCTCGGCGTGGCGCTCGCACGCGAGGACCTCGCCGCCGGCGCCGAAGGGCCCGTGCCAGCCAGTGATCTTCACGGCGTGGGTGGCACGGACCACGCGGCTCTTCTCGAGCGCGCAGTAGGAGCAGGTCGGCGGGTCGATCTCCTCGACCTGGATGGAGACGTAGGCGTCAGCCACGGTCGTCCTCGCTGATCCGGCAGGGCATGAGGCACGCCAACTCCCCGAAGTCGGCGAAGAGCTTGGAGACGCGGATCGCGTTGAGCGTGGCGTGCCGGTTCGGGCCGGGCTTGAAGGTGAGGACGACCTGCGTCCGATCGGCCCCTAGCGCACGCGCCAGCCTCAGGAGCTTCTCCGCGTCGAGCGCCACGGCGATCGTTCCCTCATCGCCGTGTTTGAACGCGGGCAGCACCTCGCGCCAGCTTGGGAACGGCGTGCCGGGCTCCGGCGCGTCAGGCTCCGGCGGTGGTGGCGGAGGCACGCCCCGAGCGCGGTCCAGTTCGAGCCTGCCAACGTGCCGCGACGGTTCGCCGCTCTCGACCTCAATCGGGAGCGCTATCAATAGGTGCCCGTCCGTCGCGATGATCTTCTGCGCCTCGACATCGACGAACGGCGTCGAGAGGTTGTAGCGGTCGTCCTCGCCCGAGACACACTCCTCGGGGTGGTATCGCGGGTCGAGCTTCATGGGTCAGGCCTCCGCCTTCGGGGTCCACTCGACGGTCACGGTGTCGGGGCAGTCGATCTCGACCTGGAGCGAGTAGGCGTGGAGCGGGACGATGCGGACCGGCCACGGCAACACGCCGTCCTCGTCGAGCTGCTCGACCGCGAGTCGCCACACCGGCGCGTGGCTGGGCGCGTACTCGGCGATCACGCGGCAGCCCTGGCCAATCGCGTCCGTGATGGTGATGACGGCGGGCCGGTCGATGACGTTGATCTCGTCGCGGACGCTCCCGTCGATCTCAACTAGGTCGTCGCTCGAACCGTGGATGCGGATCATCGCCGCGACCCATTCCGCTTCACCGCGGCGCCCTTCGTGTCCTTCTTCGTCAGCTCGCCGGCGCCGGCGTTCTTGAGCATCGCGTCCGCGGTGCTCTCGGTGAGGTGCTTGCGGCAGGCCTCCTTGCACTCCTTCTCGGTTCCGCCGGCGAGCAGGACCTGGCCCTTGCCGGAAAGAGGCAGCCACGTCGCGGCCCAGAGCGCGCCCGGCGCATCGAAGCGCAGGCGGTAGGCGCCCGCGGTGACGCGCGCAACCTGGAGGCGCACGTCGTTCCGGTCGCGCTCGAAGAACAGGTCCTCCAGCTGCTCGGCCGGATTCTTCTTTGGGGGCGCCGAGGCCTTCGCCTTCAGCGCCTCCTTCGCCTCCGCCCGGATCGCCTTCTCGTCGACGCCGGCCCACGCGTAGAGCGCCTTCTGCGCCTTCACGACCTCGCCGTAGGGGTAGGGGGTGAGCAGGGGGTCGACGACGAGTCCGAGGACGAAGAGACGGAGCTCCTTCCCCTTCATCGTTGCCACGTGGGCCGTTACGCTGACGTCCTCATGGTCGTCGTCGAGGCCGCGCTCATCTCGGACGATCTCCTGAGCCGTGTCCTCCATGGCCACCGCCGCGAGCCGCCAGAACTCGTCCCCCGGCTCCTTCGCGCCGATCGCGGCGAGGACCTTCGCGTGGCGGCGCCGGGAGACCTCCTGCTCCACCTCGCGCTCGGCCTTCCGCTTCGCGTGGTCCGCCTTGTTCACGGACGACGTCGCCGCGCGCGCCGCCTTGAAGTCGTGCCCAGCCGCCTTCAGCAGCTTCCCGATCTCCTTCTTCGGGACCAGCTCGCGCGTCGCCCCCTTCGGATCCTGCGCGAGGACGATGACCCCGGCCGCCCGCTTGCCGAGCAGCTTCGCGTAGGAGCGACGCTTGGGGTCCTCGGGGCAGTCGCCGTCGAGCGAGACATAGCCGCTGTTGCCCCTGGGGAGGAGCGAGTAGCCGTCGAAGAGGTCCCTAGCCTCCTTCGCGGCGAGCACCTTCTTGCCGGCTGCCTCCGCCGCGGCGGCCCGCTTCTTCCACTCGGCGTCCCGCTTGGAGTCGAAGCACCCGGGGTCCGTGCACACGTCTGCGTTGCCGACGTCCTCGAAGAGCTGCGGCTGCGCGCCACTGCGCTTCGGGCAGGCGGAGCACGTGCCGGCGGCCGGGACCAGGTCCGGGTCCGTGATGGGGAACGGCGCGTCCTTCAGGGCGCGCATGAAGCCCCGCTGCAGGATGTTGCTCGCCTCCCGCGCGGGGAGCGGTCCGTCCTCCTCGATGCGGCGCCACGTCGGGACGAGCGCCTCGAGCGCCTGCTTCTGGAGCTCCGGCGTGACCCGGGCCAGGCAGAGCGCCGTCGACGCGCTGAGCTTCCCGCCGTAGTACGCCTCCCGGCTCTCCGCGGTGAGGTCGAGCAGCTTCAGCCGGGCGTAGACGTAGGCCTTGCTCTTCCCCACCTTCGCCGCGATGTCGTCGACCGTGCGGATCCGGTCCTTCGCGGCGAGCAGCTGCTCGTACCCCTCGGCCTCCTCGAGCGGGTGGACGTCGGTCCGCTGGAGGTTCTCGATCACCTGGGCCTCGATGACCTCGACGTCCGTCAGCTCGCGGACGATCGCGGGCATGGCGGGCAGGCCCGCCTTCGTGGCCGCGCGGAACCGGCGGTGCCCGTAGACGATCTCGAAGGCGCCCTCGACGAGGCCAGTCGGCGCCGGCCGGACGCAGATCGGGACGAGGACCCCCTTCGCCTTGATGCTCTCGGCCAGCTCGTCAAGGTTGCCCCAGCTCTTGCGGCGGCGGTTCGAGGGGGACTCGACGAGCTTCGCGATCGGGATGACGCGGAAGTCGGCCTCGGAGGCGAGGACCTCGACGGTGGCGGGCTTAGCCATTCGCCACCTCCTTGACCACCTCGGCGCCCTCGACGAGGCCGTCCTCGATGACGATGCCGTCGCCCGTGCGCCCGACCATCTCCAGCCACACCTGGAGATCGGCGCGCTCCGCCTCGTCCTTCAGAAGCGCGAGGGAGTCCTCGTCGAGGAGCGACCCGTCGCGCACGAGCATGGCGCGGAGCTTCGGGTTGAGTGCGCTGCCGATCGCGACCGAGACGCGGAGCTGCTGAGCCTGGCTCGCCTGGGAGAGCGGGAGGCCGTCGAAGGTCACGCACTCGTCGGTGAAGGCGAGCCCCTTCACGGGCAGGTTCGCCTCGGCGAGCGCGGCCGCCTTCTGCGCGTCGATCGCGGTGATCTCGGCGTCGAGCTTCGCGGCCGCGGTCTCGGCCGCCTTCACGTGCTCGGCCTCGGTGGCGCGCGCCTTCTTCTGGCGGACGAGTTCGTTGACGGTCTCGACCTCCCGCAGCTTCGCGGGGATCTCGTCGAGGTTCGGGTCGACGAGCTGCTCGACCTCGGACTTGAGCGCCTTGCCGGGTTCCTTCAGCGCCTCGAGGGCGCGCTGGTTGGAGACGAGGAGCGCGCGGGCGTCCTCGAGCGCCTTCTCCAGCTTCGCCACGTCGGCCTGGGAGCAGGCAACGAACCCCTCGAAGGTCGAGTACTTCGCCCGGGCCGCGGAGAGCGCCCGCCGCTTCGCCTCGTTCGCGTCGTGCTGGGCCCGGCGCCGGTCCTGCTCCTCGAGGAGGTCGGCCGCGCTCACGGGCGAGTCGGGGGCGTCGACCACGGGGATCGCCGCGAGGCGCGCCTTCGCCGATGCCAGCTGGCGGTTCGCCTCGGTCCGCCCGTCGTAGGCCGCGCGGCGCTTGCCGTCGAGCAGCGTGAAGTCGACGCCCGCGAGCTTCCGCAGGGTCTCCGCCTGCTCCTTGGCGGGGAGCCGGGAGAAGGCCAGGGGATCGAAGGAGAGCCGGCCGATCAGGTCGTCGAGCCGCTTCTGGGGCTTGTCGAACTTCGCCCCCTCCTTGCTCATCAGCTTCAGCGTCGAGCCGCTGGCGGTCCAGCGGCGCTCGACGGTCGTGCCGTCGTCCATCTCGATGCGGACCACGGCGCCGTCGGTGCCGCGACGGATCGGCTCGGCCGGGGCGAGCTTCTCTCCCCCGAGCGCGGCGGCGATGGCGTCGAGGCACGAGGACTTCCCGGCTCCGTTGCGGCCGCGGACCGCGACGATCGCGCCGTCGGGCTCGATCGCGACGGTGCGGATCCGCTTGAAGTTGGAGACTTCGAGACGAGTGATCTTCGACATGGTGGGCTCCAGGGCTAGAACGGGATGTCTTCGTTGCGGTCAGCGGCGCGCTTCTTCAGCGCCTCCGCCATCAGGGCGACGTCGGCCTCGACGAGGTCCTTCGCGTTCGCCTTCTTCGTCGTGGTCTTCACGAGCTCGCGGAGCTCGCCGTCGGGGATCTCCTTGTCGAGCGCGCGGATGCGCTGCCAGAGCGCGGCGCCGCCCGCTGCAGCCGGCGCGGCCGTGGTCCCGGACGCCGCGTTGGCGCGCGCGGCGAAGAGCGCCTGCGCGATCTCGAGGTTCCGCTTGCAGGAGCCGTGGAACTTGGACTTCTCGGGGTCGGCGAGGTCCTTCTCCCACACGCCGACGTAGAACCTGACGTCGGAGTCGGAGACCTCGGAGAGCTTCTGGCCCTTGCACTTGCCGAACTTCAGGTCGACGTCGGACGACGAGCGGCTCTGCCCGCCGCCCTGCGAGCCGTGCTGGTACTCCACCTTCGCCGCACCGTCCTGCGAGATCCCCAGCTTGCCGAGCGCCTCCCACGTCAGGTTGCGGACACCGAGCAGCCGCGTGACGGCGTTCACGATCAGGTTCGAGTAGGCCGCCTTGAGGATGTTCCCCTCGTCGATGTCGCTCAGCTGGTGCTTCGTCCCGTTCGTGCCGATGAACTGGTCGCGCGAGCTGCAGGTCCCCATCGCCTCGAGGGAGTCCCACTCGCCGGGGAGCGAGGCGGTCGCCTCGACCAGGTACATGTAGAAGGGCCCGAGGTCGTCCTGGCTCTCCATCTTCTGCTTCCGGACGTTGGAGATCCGGACGGCGCAGCGGCGCGCCATCACCTCGGCCGCGGCCGCGGTGGGGAACGGCTTGCCCTGCTGGTCGGTCCACTGACCGGCGTGCGTCGCCTTGATGGCGTAGTCGAGCAGCCGCTCGAGCATCTGGTTGCGCCGCTCGATGATGGCGAGCGGGTCGATCTCCGTGCCGAGCGCCTGGGGGCGCGCGACCTCGATCGTCTGGGTGGCGGCCGGAGCCGCGTTCTCGGTGGCCATCAGTGCTGCCCTCCGTGGATACGGGTGAACTTGCGGGTGAGGTACCGGGTGGGCGCGACCGTGTAGCCCTCGCGCTCGACCCACCTCCCGGTGATGGCGAAGTCGCCGACGAGGATCTCCTCCGCCTCCGGGAGGAGCTTCTTGAGGGCGCGATCGGCCGCGTCGAAGTCGCGCTTCGCGTCGGCGAGCTCCATCCGCAACTGGATGAGCTGCTCGATCTCCTCCGAGTCGACGATCTGGACGCCGGGCCCGAAGGAGCGGTTGGGCAGGCAGACGTGCTGGAAGGGGCAGCGGCCGCAGTCCTCGTCCTCGTGCCGCGCCGGGGGCTCGTTGGCGCGGACGGCGTCGCGGATCCGGGCGGCCTTGGCGAGCAGATCGTCGATGCGCGCCTGGTCGCGCGGGCAGTCGATGAAGGTGATCTGCCCCGAGACCTTGTTGAGCAGGACGAAGAGCCCGCGCTCGCCGCCGTCGAAGTGCAGGTAGGTCTGGAGCTGGTCGTAGTACTTCCGGACCCAGTGCTGACGGCTCGTGCGGATGTCCTCGATCGTCTCGATGCTCTCGGCCGTGTAGGGGTTCAGGCCCTTCACCTCGGCCGTGAGGGTCTTCGGCCAGCCCGGCAGCCGGATCCGGGCGTCGGAGTGCGCGGTCAGCTCGAGCGGGCGGTCGTGGTAGTCCCGCTCCCGCTGGACGACCTCGACCCCCATCGCCTCGAGCTCGCGGAGGACGAACCCCTCGAGCTCCTTGCCCAGGTCGAAGATCGCCTGCAGCTCGGGCTTGTGCGGCGTGGCCATCTCGCCGGCGGTCCGGGAGTAGAAGAGCTTCCGCTCGCAGGGCTCGCCGATCGCGCTCGCGCGGGTCGTGTGCGAAGGCGAGACGCGGACCCGCTTCGCCTTCAGCTTCCAGAAGAGCCCCTGCAGCTCCTCGGCAGGGGAGGGGGCGGGCGTGGCGATGAAGGCGTCGGAGACGGCCGCGGAGTCGTGGGCCATGGCTACCCCCTCCCCGCGCGGATGCGCTCGCGGATCTCGAGCTCCTGGTGACCAGCCTCCGCCGCGATGCTGGAAAGGATCTCGGCCTGCTCAGCCGGCGTGTGCTGCGCCAGGAGCGCGGGGTCGAGCCAGATCTGCAGCGCGAGGAAGAGGGTGCAGCCGGGGCAGCGGGCGACGCCGAGCAGGACCACGGCCTCGTCGGACTCGCCGTGGATCTCCCGGCCGCAGTCCGGGCACTCGATGTAGCCGGTGGAGTCCGGGTACGCGGCCGACATGTCGCGGGACGCTTCGACGCTGGCGAGAACGGAGGCCATGGCTACGCGGCCTCCGTGGGAAGCGCCGCGCGCGCCTGCTCCAGCGCCTTCGGGTCGTTAGCCTGGAGGAAGACCTGGATTCGGTGGTCGAGCACCAGGACGGCAAGGGCCGCCTGCGCGGCGTTCCGCTCGCGAACGATCTGCTCGAACAGCGTCTCCAGCGCGGCGATCTCGCCGGCGGTCGGGCTCTCGGTCTGCTTCGGGTTCGTCGCCATCTGCCCCTCCCTGCCGCCGTGAGTGGCGGACGAGGTTGGTTCTATTGCAACCACGGTTGTAAGTCAAGCAACCGAGGAGGGGTGCAAGAGATCCAACACTTTGCGGGGTGGGTTTACCGTCGAGAGCGCCGGATCACGGCGCGCAGCCGAGCAGCATCACGCTCCACAAGGCGGAGCGTCTCGGCGACGAGCTCGGGTTCCACCCCCGAGCCAGTCACGATCGCCAGCTCGGTCCGCAGGCGTAGCGTCTCGAGCGGCTGACGCAGCGCTTCTCGGAGAGCTTCCCTGCGGCCGCTGACGATCGCCGCAGCGCGAGCTGCGGCCCAGCTCTCGCGCCGGGCGCGTCGTTTCAGCGCGTCGTAGGAGACGGCGGCCTCACGCGCGAGCGCGCGGAGGGAGAGGGTGGAGGTGACGTACCGCTGCTGCAGCTGCTTCCACGAACCCGCGGATTCAAGGGGCGTCACCTGGTGGCGGCGGCCGCGGACCCCCTTCGTGGAGGGGTGCATGCGTTCAGTGTCTAGCGCGGGGGTCGGACAAGCGTCGGCGTTGCCCTGTGCGGCGAGCATGGGGTAGGGTGCGCCCCTCGAACCGTTGCTGTGGCCCCCCTCGCTGGTTATTTGGCTCGCACGCTGTTCGGTGTACCCTTCAGCAAGAGGAATCGATGAGCGAGTTCAGCGCACTCTTGTTCGCGTCTCCGTCCTTCTTCGAGGGCGTGGGCCGGACGATCGATCTCGGCGGCACCTTGACCGAGTTCAACAGGTCCGCGACGCCGGAGTTGGCTGACGCCATCGCTTTGGCCTCCGACTGGCGGGCCGTTGGCCAAGACCTCTCGAACGCGATGAACCAGGCGGATGGGCAGGCACCGCAACCGTAAGCGGAGACAGCTCATGGCGCAGCAGGGGGCGGGGCAGACCACCGTCGTCCGGGCTCAGATCCAGGCGGCTTCCTTCTCTGGCCCGTTGCCCCCGCCCGAGATCCTGGCGCGGTTCGACGAGGTGGTGCCGGGAGCAGCTGCGCGCATCATCGACATGGCGCAGAAGCAGTCGGACCACCGCATGGATCTGGAGAAGACGACCGTCCACGGCGAGTTGACGCGGTCCTACTTGGGGCTCGGCAGCGGCACCATCGTGAGCCTCGCGATGATCGCTGGCGGCGTCTACTGCGTCATGAACGGGCACGACACCGCTGGGGCGACCATCGTGACCGCCAATCTGGCGGCGGTAGTCGGGGTGTTCGTTTACGGCACTCGATCCCGACGCAAGGAGCGCGAGGGCAAGGCGCACGTTCAGGCGTCGATGCTGGCCAGGAAGTAGCGCGCCCCGCGAGCTTCGGCCGCGGGGCGTTGTCGTTTCGGCCAGCAGAGCCTAGTCGGGCGACACCTCGGCCGAGTCGCCGCCTGCGTCTGGATCGTCGTCCTCATCGAGGTCGGAGTTCATGCGCCACTCGACCGGGTCCCGAAGATCGAGGAGCTCCTGGACCTCGAGCGCCTGCTCGTTGGGGTTGATCCGGTTCCAGTGCGCGGCGTCCCTCGCTACCTGGACACCGTCGCTGACCATTCCGCTCACGCGCAACTGGACCGCCTTCTCCATCGCCAGCCTGGGCGCGTCCTCGATGTCGAAGTAGAGGAACCGTCGCTGGCCCGTGCTGGGGTCCTCGCCGGACGGAACCGGATGCCAGCCGCGGTACGGCTGCCCGGTGACGGAATCCTTCCGGATCTCGTGCTTCAGGGCCTGGCGGGCGATCCTGGCCATCAGCTCTCGTTCGGTTGGAATCTTGGGCCGCTGGACGCCCTTCGCGATGAGGTACTCGGCGAACCTCCCGTCGGCGTCCACAGCCTCGGCGCCCGTCTCCTCGCGGTAGCTGCGGGCAAGACGCTGGATGATCTGGTCCCTGCTGGACATCAGGTGCGCTCATGCCGTGAGAGGGGAACCACATCCCCCCAGCCGTCCACGGTGGCGGCAGGGGACACATTCGCTCGAACCTTCACCATGTGCTTCTTGTAGAGGTCGTAGCGGCCGGTCGCGTGGCGGATCTGGCCGGCCACGATGCCGGGGTGCACGCGAAGGGTCCGCGCGAACCCGAGCATGTCGCGCTCCTGGTAGAAGGGCGCCTTCACGGTCACGAACTTGCGCAGCTTCGCCTGGGGCACGCAGAACTCCGCGGCCGCCTCATTCGCGATGCGCTCCTCCTCGGGCGGCCCCGCCTGCGCGACCCCGGATTTCGGCTCCTCGGGCGCGAGATCGGCGTCCAGCATCACTGCGTCCCGTCCGTGGCCCTGGAGCACGTGCTCGATCTCGTGCCTCAATACGAACCAGAAGTTGTCGATGCGGTCGAACCGGCACGACATCGCGACGACGGGTGACGTCCCCTGCTTGAGCCAGAAGCACGCTCCGTCGATCTTGGCGTCACCAATCGTCTCGACCAGGAGGTACCGGACTCCGCACTCCATGAGGATCCGAGGCACGTGCCGGACATTCTCGGGCGCGCTCAGGAGGCCGCGAAGGCCGCTGAGCGCGCCCTGAAGCGAGGATGACGAGTACCTTGGGACCAGGATCTCCTCGGCGATGCGTCGGGCGCGATGCAGCCACGCCACTTGCGAGGGCGTGGCTGGACGGGAGACCTCGGTCTTCTTGGCGGCGTGTGGGAGGACCTCGATCTCGTCGGGGCTCTCGACACCGAAGAAGCGGGCGAGTGCGAGCTCCACGCGCGGGACGTTCCTGACCTCGTCGGGCTCGAGCTGGAGCCAGCCCCGCCTGGCCATCTCGCCAATCGGCAGCGCGCCGTAGAGGGCTGCGCGGCGGGCAAGCCAGGGTTGGCCGTTGGGCGAGAGCATCCGCGCCCTGGCGAGATCGTAGCTCTTCTGCAGGTCCAAGAACCGCTCGGCGGGAAGGTCGAAGACCTGACCGAGCTCGAGCGCCATGTCGGCGTCGATGTCGGCCTTGCCGGCGATGATCTGGCTGACGGTGGCCTCGTTCCAGCCGAGGACGAGCGCGAGGACGCGCTGAGGCCAGCCCTTCTGGTCCAGGAGTTCCCGGATGAGCTGGCCGGGGGCGAGGTGCTCGGCGGAGGTCGACATCGCCCCGCATACTGCCCGCGCCGCCGACCCCCGTCAATGTAGAACTTTAGAAAAATCTAAAACCTACCCCGTAGGAGGGGCCAGTTAGCAGTGTTGGCAGCCGCGGTCCTGGTGGCAGTGGCACTCGCCGGTCTTGTGGTTCACGTGGCAGCCGCACTTGTTGAGCCCGCCCCCGTGCTCGAGATCCTCCGCGGGCGGTGCCACCGCGCTCGCTGAAGACCACCCCAGGAACAGACCAACGGCGACAGCCAGTATCGTGCGCAGCATGAGGCCCCCCTCGAAGCGCGGAGCGGGATCGCCCCGCGAGGCCCGACGGTACGAGCCTCAACCCGGGCCGTCAATGGGCGGATCGCTGCCTGTCCCTCGGGCGGGGGACGCGATGATCCACCCGTTCTCGAACGGGTTCACGAGGCGGTGCGGACGCTCAGTGAGCGGGCGCCGGGGGTGCGCCGGCGGTCACCTCGGCGACCCACCGGTCGAGTTCGACCTGCAGCGCCGCGATCTCCTCGTCGGCGAGGATCTTCTCGTACCGGCCGTCGTAGCTGGTGTCGGCCTCGCCCGAGACGAGGCGGTTGTACCGGGCCGAGAACTGGCCGGCCGGCGCAACGATCACCTGGAGCGTGGCGGTCACTGGGCAGCGTGCCCTGCCGCACTGCATGACGCCGGACATCGGCTCCGTCGTGGCGACGAGCCCCGCCTCATCGACCCGCGCGAGCGTGCCTACCCTGTGCAGGCTCAGCACCGCGCGCGACCAGACGGCGTCGCGCTCCGACGGTGGGAAGTCTGCGCGGCTGACCAGGTTCACGGGCACCGTCGCCGTGTGAGTGCAGCCGGCGAGGGCCAGCGCGGCGAGGGCGGCGAGGAGGGGAGGGCGCATGGGGCTCCTAGAAGTCGGGAGGCTTCGCCTTGTCAGTCGCTGCATCCCAACCTTTCAGCCTCGTCCCGTCCGCGAAGGCCCACATCACGCGAAACTCCTGGATTTCGGTCGCGTCGGGGTCCGCGCTGATCCCGACGAGGCATTCGGCTCCGTTGCGAAACCTCCACTTAGCGGCAACCCTTGCCTCTCGCGAGAGGAGCGCTCGCTCGATCTCGCTCCGCTCGGTCATGCGGTACAGCACGCTAGCGCGCCGTCGATCCTTCTTGGCGCCGGGGGCGAGTTGAAGTGGATCGTCCATCTTCGTTGGGGGCCCGTAGCCACTGGACATGGAGGCGACGACTTGTTGCCACAGCAGGTCAACTGGCCGTTCTTCCGTCGGCGCGATAACGACAGCTGCTGCGAGGAGCTTCCGCTCCCAGTAGGTGACTTCGATCTTCTCAGCCGCGAAGTCTCCAAATGTGCCAGCGAAGTACTGCGAGAAGGACACTCCGCCGTCGGTCTCCTTCTCCTCCACGAACTCAAGTCGCTTCGAGAGCGCCCCCTTCACGGCCTCCGGCGACATCCCCCACTTCAGGCCCAGCGGGCCCTGGTAGTCGACCTTCGCGGCCGGCGCGGCGGCGAGCAGTAGGGCGGCGGCCAGCGAGATCATCGTCCCCCTCCAAGCTCTACTTCGGGTGCGGCTTCTTCGTGGACTTCTTCGCCGGGGCTGTGACGTAGGGCGGTGGCGACTCGGCGGCGCGGAGGGTCGGCGCGAGTGCGGGGGTGGCGAGCTGCTCGGGTTGGGCTGCCGAACGGCGAAGCTGCTCGCCGAGCTCGGCGTCGATGAAGGGCCACCCCGGGGGTGCATCCAGAGCATCGGCGAGGACGGACGCCTCCCAAAGCGTGAAGGGCGTCTCCCCGTTCACCTTCCTGGAGTACTCGCCCTTCTTGATGCCGAGGAGGTCGTAGGCCCACTTCCGCTCCTTGCCCCGAACCTTGCACATCCGCTCGACATTGATGCCGATTTTCCGCTGGTCGTAGCGGGTACCGAACGCCTTGGGTCTCTCTCGTCGCACGCGGCGGGCAGCATACCCGCCGGTTAACGGAGGCTCCGCGCGCGGGGTTGCTCGGGATCCAACTTGACTGGAGCCGGTCCGGGTTGTATCTATTGCAACCATGGCGTCACCGCAGGGAACGACAGAGATGGCGAGGCGGCTCGGGGCGAATACGCGCAGGCGCCGCCTCGAGCTCGGCCTCTCCCTCAACGACCTCGCCAAGCGGACCCGGATCGACAAAGGGAGCCTCTCGCGGATCGAGAACGCGCGCACGGGCCGACGAGGGCTCGGCACTGCTCGTCTCGAGGTGCTCGCGAAAGCGCTCTCCGTGGAGCCGGCGCAGCTGCTTGGGCACGGAGCCACGGTGACGGGCACGAAGCAGTAGCGCGAGGCGAAACACCGCAGGTCAACCGCCACGGAGGGGACCATGGCAGGCAGGCAGAGCAAGATCGACACGCTGGCGCTCGGGCGGCTCACCCGCCACGAGGTCTGCAACCCGTTCCGCCTCTCCACCGCGGCGGGCATCCCCGGCCGGTCCCTCTACAACGCCGTGGAGGGGATCTCGCCGCTCACGGTGCCCGACCTCCGCCTGGTTCTCGGCGCCATGGTCGCGCTCGACCAGGAGGAGGACGCGCTCGAGCTGGTGCGCGGCCTGCTGGACCTCAACGCCCTCGGCTGGGACCTTCGACATGCCCCCCGCCCCGCCCACGCGGACTCCCTCGCGGCGACCGGCCTGCACGCGGCCGGCGCCGCGGGGGAGGCGGTGGCCGGGATCGCCGAGGCCGCGGCCGACGGGACCATCACGACGGCGGAGGCCGGTGCCCTCGAGCCGCTGCTCGCTCACGCGCGTCACATGTTCGACCGCGCCCTCTCGCTCATCCGCGGCGCGCCCCGCGGGCAGGCGTCGCTGCCGGGGCTCGGGCGATGACCGCGACGCGAACGAAGAAGTTCGAGCAGGGCGCCGTGGTGCACGACCTGAAGACGTGGCCCGAGTCGTTCACGGCGCTGCTGGACGGGACGAAGACCTACGAGATCCGCAAGGCTGACCGGCCGTTTGCAGTGGGTGACGTGCTCCGGCTGAGGGAGTGGATCCCGACCGGGAACTTCCGAGGACACACCGGGCGCGAGGTCGTGCGGCGGGTGACTTACCTCACCCCGGGCGGTGCGTGGGGCCTGCCTGCCGACCTCTGCGTGATGGCTCTGGCGCTCCCCGAGGACGAGCCCGCGCCGCGGCCGGAGGAGTGGGCCGAGATCCAAAAGTCCGCCGTGTTCATCGTCGGACACGTTGGCTGGGATGCCGAGGGGGCAACGTGCCCTCACAAGAGTTTCGAGTGGGAGACCGTCGGCCGAATGGCCCTCGACCTACTGGCTGATGTGGTCGCACGCGCGCCGATGCGGAAGCCGCTCCCGTTCGTGCCCGTCCCGCGCGCCCCCGCCCCGTCCGCTCCCACGACGGCCACGACGAATCCGAACGGTCCGGTGCCCGAGTGTCACGGTCCGTGTCACACCTGCCCCGAGTCCACGCTGGGTGGCTGCAAGGCCATTGCCCGCGAACAGGAGCGCCTGCGCGCCGCCCGCACCACGCGAGGCGAGGCGACGCGCGAACGATTTGGAGAGCGGGGAAGACCGGTAACCGGAAATCCGGTCCCCACCGCGATGCCGCGTACAGTAGGGGTCGGCCACGACCGGAGGGAGCCAACCGGCTCGGTCTCCGGCCACGTCGCAGAGCCGAAGACCAGCCCGGGTGGATCCCCCGTCGCTGGCACCCCGCTCTCCGATTCATCGCCGCCCGCGTCCCCCGGGGGCATCGCGGCGCCTTGCGCCAACCCGTACCACCTCGACGGGGGCTGCGCGGGGCGTGAGTCGGAGTGCTACGCGCTGCGGGCCGGCCGCGTGGGAGGGGACAGGTGATCGCGCTCGCCCCCGAGGCCCTCTCGGCCGCCGCGCAATGCGCGATCTGCGAGGCCGAGTGCGCGCGGGTCCGCATCCTCGGCGGCCGCGCCGAGTACATGCGCCGCCGCGCGGACGACATGGAGCGGGTCAAGGAGGCCTTCGACCTCGGTGCGGACCTACTCCTGCAGGCCGGCAAGGCGCACCGCGAGGGAGCGACCGCGTGAACGCCGACCAGCTCTCACGGCCCCTGCTCGGGGCGCTTCTTCTTGCAGGAATCCTCGCCCTCGCGGGCGGGGCTGCGGCCCCGGAGGTGAGGGCGGTCCCCCCCCTCCCACCCCTCGCCTCCGGCGCCGCGCTGTTCTCCGATCTAGAGGTCCTCCACCTCCGCGCTCACGCAGCGGCCGACCGTCTCGCGGAGTGGGACGTGGGGGTGCACCCGCTGGCGCCGCCGCGGACCTGGAAGGTGGCCACGCGATGATCGTTCGCGTACCTCCGGCGCCTCCAGGGCGAATTACCCACGAGGGCGACCGGTACGACGTCTATCGGGCGCTCCGCCGGCGCGACCACGCCCGTCGTCAGCGGGACTTCGAGGCGGCCTGCCAGCAGCTCTACGCGGAGCGGATGGTCAGGACCGCGAACCCGGCGACCGTTCGTCTGTCGGACGCGGACGCCGCCCTGGCCCGGCAGCTCGTCGCCGACCAGCTCACCTACGAGGCCCACTGCGACGCGAGCTTCAGCGCGTTCCGCTTCGGGGGGCCACGCCGGTGAAGATGCTCACCGAGACACCGGATCACGCCGAGGCCCCGAGGTTCGGCCGACGCTCCACGACCGTCTCGCTGAAGACGATCGCGCGAGAGGCGCGGCGGCAGGCGCCGGATCCGGAGCTCGCGCCCTTCCTCGCGGAGCTGCAGCGCCTGCGCCCGGAACGCCGCCAGGACTGCGAAGAGCTGCCGCGGCCGTGCCCGTTCCTGAGCTGCAGGTACCACCTCTTCCTCGACGTCAACCCGCACGTCGGATCCATCAAGTTCAACTTCCCCGGGAAGGAGCCGTGGGAGCTGCGCGACACCTGCGCGCTCGACGTCGCCGACCGCGGCGGCATCACGCTCGAAGAGGTCGCGAAGGTCATCAACGTCACGCGGGAGCGCGTGCGCCAGATGGAACAGCGGGCGCTCGCGCGCCTCGCGACGATCGCCAGCGACGACGGAGGCGGAGCCAGGTGATCCAGGCGGTCCTCGACCTGCGCCCACCGAAGCGCGCCCCCGAGGAGCGGGCCGTCAGCCGCGGGCTCTGCCTGACCCTGCGGCGCATCCTCCTCGAGCGCCACGTGGGCCGGGAGAGCGCCGCGACGTGGGAGCAGCTCCTCGCCGAGGTTTCGCGCGAGGGCATCGAGGTCAAGGTGGTCAGGCGCCTCCAGGAGGCCGCGAGCCACCTGCGCCGGGTCGAGAAACTCCCGGTCGGCGGGACTTCGCAGTCGGGCATCTACATCGTCATGGACGAGAAGGACCGGAGGTTTATCGCCGCGGAGCGCGTGAAGCGGATCCGGGCGGAGGTCGAGGAGCTCGCTGCCTTCGACCGCGCCCTCTACGAGCGTGTCGCCCCGCTGCTTCTGGCGGTGGACGGAGGCAGGGAATGAGCCGCGCCCGAGCTGCAGCCGACCGCGTGAAGCGGGACGCCTACCTGACGCCGCCAGCCCTCGCTCTGGCGATCTGCGAGCGGCTCCGGGACGGGTGGGGGCTCCAGCCGAGCCTGGTCGTGGAGCCGTCCGCGGGGCGCGGGGCGTTCGTCGCGGCCGCGCGAGCGGTCTGGCCGGGGGCCCGCATCATCGCGATCGACGTCGACGAGCGCGGCCGAAGCGCGTGCCTCCGCGCGGGCGCCTCGACCTTCGTCCGCGCGAGCTGGCCGCGCGTCGCCCGGTCGCTCGCCAGAAGCCGCGGCGGGCCCATGCTGGTCGTAGGCAATCCTCCCTACAGGCAGGCGCAGCGCCACATCGATGCCGCCCGGGAGCAGCTCATCGCCGGCGACGCGCTGGTCTTCCTGCTCCGCCTCAACTTCCTCGGCGCCAACAAGCGGGCGGAGTGGTGGGCCGAGGCGCGCGACTTCGCGCGGACGGACACCGTCGTTCCGCGTCCGGGCTTCCGGGTGAAGAAGGGATCGGACGCCACGGAGTACGGCGTCTTCGGGTGGCGGCCTGACCAGCGCGGCCCCGCCATCCACGGGCTGCCGCTCCTCTGGCGGAAGGATAGGGGGCGCGCGTGACCCTCGCCGAGGCCGTGACCGCGATCCGCGGCATCGTGGGCGCCTACCGCAACCGCCCCCAGGAATTCCTGAGCGGCAAAGTGGTGATGGTCGTGCGCCGCCCCGGCTACTCGCCGCGGGGCGAGCGGATGCGGATCCTCCCCGGCGTGATGGGCCGCGTCGTCTGCGTCAACGCGGCGGGCGAGATCGTCGTCGACGTCGAGGTGGCGGACCTCGAGCGGTGGCTCGCCGAGAACGAACCTCGCGTTACCGGGACGGAGGGCTGATGGGCTGCGACCCCATCTACAACCGCCGGACCGGGATGGTCATGGGCTTCATCTGCTCGCGCGGGAAGCGTCCGGGTTCACGGACGCGCTGCTGCGCCTGCGGGACCATGGGCGCGCCGAAGCTCTGCGACGGCCTCGTTCGCATCGGGTCGGCCCGACGCACCTGCGACGCGCCGCTCTGCTTGAAGTGCGCTGCCTCGATCGGTCTCGACCGCGACCTCTGCCCGTGGTGCACGAACGCTGCCCGCGACGGAGCGGCCGCGATGAAGGGGTGTCGCTGATGGCCGGCCTACCGTGGTTCGAGGTCGAGACGACCGCCCCGGACCACCCGAAGACGGTCGCGCTCGAGCTGCTCCTGAAGAGCGACGCGGCCTTCACCTACATCGCCCGGCTCTGGGCGTACTGTTACGGGACCCACCTCTCGGACCGCTTCGAGGGACCGCACGCTGAGGCGGCGATCGAACGCGTCGTGAGGTGGCCTGGGAAGCGCGGCGCCTTCGTCCAGGCGGCGATCGAGTGCCGGGTCAGGCCAGACGGCGTCGGGTACCTCGAGCGCGACGGCGACGCCCTGGTGGTGCGTGGGGTCGCTGAGCGACTGGAGCCGCACCTTGCGAAGCGGGAGTCGGACCGAGCGCGGATAGCCGAGAAGAGAGGGAAGGCCTCGGCGTCCATCCGGAGTCGCGCGGATGTCGCCGCGACACCGGAGCGACGTAGCGCGGACGTAGCCGGTAACACAGACAAGGACAAAGACACCAACAAGGACAAGATCGTTTCCGAGACAGCCACCGCCTCCGAGCAGAAGGCCGGCGGCGGCGGCCGGCTCGAAGAAGTCGCTTCTCGGCTTGCCTCCGCCCTCGGGCGCGACCGCATCGGCATCGGGAAGGACGAGCAGCGCGTCGAGGCCAGCTTCGCCCGCTACCTGGACCGCGGGCTCGAGCAGGAACTCGTCACCGACTGCCTCAGCATCGCCCACGAGAAGGGCGTCTCTCCCGCGCACCTGTCCTGGTGGGCGGGCTGGCTCGACACCGTCACCGAAGCAGAACTCGACGCCGCCCAGCGACGGCGAACGGAGGCACGCTCATGACCAACTTCCTGCTCTTCCTCGTCGCGGCCGCGCTCGGGCTCTGGGTGCTCAACCGCGGAGCGCCCTGGGACAAGACCGTCCAGCGGCGGGACGAGACGCTCGACCTGACGGGGCACCGCTGGGGTGACCGGGAGCAGCGGTCGTGAAGGCGCTCGTCCTGGTCCTGCTCGGGCTCGCGATCGTGGGCGCCACCACGCTGCTCGCGCTGGCACGGGTTCTCGACGACGACGACCTCGACGACGGAGGTGACCTGTGATCGTCCTCGGTGTGGACCCGAGCCTCTGCAACGTCGGCCTCGCGGCCGTACGGCTCTTCCCGGACCGCGAGGAGGTCGTGGCCACCGCGGTCGTCCGGACGGAGCCCTCGGCGAAGAAGCGCAAGGTCGCCGTCTCGGCCGACGACGAGCGCCGTGTCTCGGAGATCACTGCGGGGCTCGACCGCGCCATCACGGAGCACCGGCCGCACGCGCTCGTCATGGAGGCGCCGGCGGGCTCGAAGGGCGCTCGAGCTGCTCGGTCCCTGGGGCTCGTCGTCGGTGCCGTCGTCGCGGTTGCGTGGGTGCGCGGGATCCCGCTGGTCCAGGTCACCCCGCTCGACGTGAAGCGCGCGACCACGGGCCGGAAGACCGCCGACAAGGACGACGTGATCGCCGCGGTGGAGCGCCGGTACCCCGGCGTCGTGTGGCCGGAGCCTTGGGGCGTGGTCGAGCACGCGGCCGACGCGATCGGCGCGGTGATGGCGGCGTTACCGACGGAGACGCTCCGGATGGCGCGCCGGCTCACGGAGGCCGCATGACCGCTGCCATGCAGACGTCTGCAACCGAGTTCCTCTCGACGCTCGTCCCCTGCGAGCGCCACGTCTCACTCTTCCCGGCCGGGATGCCCGTGCGCGCCTGCCTGCGGCGCCAGGTGGAGCGGCAGCGCGGCGCGAAGGGCGCGCTTGGACCGCCCACGAAGCCCTACTGCGCGTCGGGAGAATGCGCCCTGGGCTACGCGATGGCTGAGGCTGCGAAGGCGCGGGGTATCGCCGCGGCGCCGTGCTCGACGTGCGGCGCGGCGCTCTTCGACGGCGCGGCCTGCGAAGTGTGCGCCGCGGCCGCGATGGAGAAGACGAAGCCCGCGAAGGGGTTCCTGCCGCTCGTCGGCGCGCCGGCGCAGGACCGCATCTGGAAGCCGGGCGAGGTCCCGGACGTGCCGATCGGGCGCGCGCCGGGGGCGCCCACGGCGGGTGAGGAAGCCGCGGCCGCGGTGGCGCGGCGGGTGAGGGAAGCGGCGCCGAGGGTGGCGCCGTCAACGATGGACCCACGGCCGGCGCCGCCGGCGAAGGAGAGCGACATGCGAGGAGTTCCGACGAAGCCGAGGACCTGCTGCGACTCAAAGGGGACGAAGCACCGGTCGTGGTGCGAGGAGGCGGGCGGCCCCGGGAAGCCCCCGGTCGAGAAGCCGGAGCTCCCCGCGAAGCCTCCCCGCGCGCTCAAGGCGGTCGAGAAGCCGCGGAAGGTGGTGCAGACGCGGGAGGTGGCGCTGAAGGGAGGCAGGGACCTGGAGCTCCTGGCGATCGACGAGCTGCTCGAGCTCCGGGACGCGGTGGTCTCCGAGATCCGTCGGCGGAAGGACGCCGCGGAGAAGGCGCTCGCGACGCTCAACTCGGCGCTCGGGGAGGCGGCGTAGCGCGTGGTCGTCGCCGTCCCCGACAACGTGCACCGCCAGGTCCTCGAGCTGCTCGCGGGCCTGCGGGAGCGCGCGCTCGCAGGCGACGAGGCGGTCGAGTGGGAGGGGGCGAAGGCCTCCTACCTGCTCGGCGAGCTCGGGAAGGCGGAGCGGGTGCGGGGCGGCGAAGGGCGGGAGCCCTGATGGCTGGCGTCTCGCTCACGACCGCGCAGCGGAAGGACCTGGAGGCCATCCTCGCGATGGCCCAGCGGTCGGGCTCGCCGATGCTGGTCGTGGCGGCGACGAGGTTCGAGAAGGCGATCGAGAAGCGTCAACGCTCGCCCGAGGTGCTTCCGGGGCAGTTCGCGCTCTGGGAGGAGGATGGGTCGCCGTGGCGCGGCCGCCTCGGCGCCGACACGCCGGTCCGGTGCGACCGCATGTCGACGCCGGAGCATCCTTGCGTCATCCCGCTGAAGACCTGCCTCCAGCGCCAGGACGCGGTGTGGCCGGGGAAGAAGGCGAAGATCCACGAGTACTGCGGCAGCGGGAAATGCGCTCAGGGCGACGAGTACCGTCTGCGCACGGCCTACTCGGCGGCGGAGGACTGGGCATCCAAGTCAAAGAACGGTCGCCCGACCTACCAGGCCTACCGGAAGGACGCGGGGGTCCAGCGGAAGCGAATGAAGCAGCACGACCTCGAGCGTCTCGGCCAGGGCCGGGCAGAGCCGACGTCGCCGGCGGCGGAGGTAGCTGACCTCGACCCGACGGACGAAGTACGTGAGATCACCGGGAGCAAGGGGTAGGCGATGGCGGCGAAGAAGAGGAAGCGGAAGCCCGCTCAGAGCAGCGGCGATGCAGCGGGGAAGTCTCCCCCCGCCGGGCGCCCGTTCGAGCCGGGCAAGAGCGCGAACCCCGGCGGCCTGCCCGCGTGGGTGAAGGAGGTCCGCGAGCTCGCGGGTGCGCACTCGCGCGAGGCGATCGAGCGACTCGTCACCTTGATGCGCCAGAAGAAGGCGCTCAAGGTCGCGCACGCGGCGGCCTGCGCCATCCTCGACCGCGCCGGTGCGAGGCCGATCCAGCCGATCGCCGTGACGGACGGCGACGGGAAGCCGGTGCGGGCCTACGATCTGTCGAAGCTGACTGACAAGGACCTCGTCCAGCTCGAGGCAATGCTCAAGGCCGCGCAGCCGCCCGCTGCGGACGGCGATCCGGAGTAGCGGCGTGCTCGCCGCGGCGGCCATCCCCCCGCTCGATGAGGTCCGGGCGGAGCGAGCGCGCCGGCAGTTCTCCGTCTTCGTCGAGGACGCCTGGTCGATCGTCGAGCCGGCCGCGCCGCTCATCCCCGGAAAGCACCTCGACGCGCTCACCCTGCACCTGCAGGCCGTCGCAGAGGGGGCGATCCGGAACCTCCTCATCAACGTTCCGCCGGGCCACTCGAAGTCACTGGTGGTCTCGGTCCTCTGGCCCGCGTGGATGTGGACGCGCAGGCCGCAGAGGCTGGAGATGGGCGGGCCTGGTTGGCGCTGCCTCGCCGCGTCCTACGCGGCCGAGCTCGCGATCCGGGACAGCGTGAAGTGCCGCGCGCTCATCGAGTCGGACTGGTACCAGCGCTCGTTCGTCGCTGATGAGTGGGAGCTGGCCAGCGACCAGAACGTGAAGAGCTTCTTCCAGAACACGCGCATGGGATTCCGCGTGTCGCTGTCCGTGGGAGGGAAGGGCACCGGCTTCCGCGGCGACGCGATCCTCGTCGACGACCCACTTAACGCCATCGACGCCCACTCGAAGGCGGCCCGCGACGCGGTCACGCTCTGGTGGGACCAGCAGATGGGGAACCGGCTCAACGACCTCAAGAAGGGGGCGCGCGTGGTCATCATGCAGCGGCTCCATGAGGAGGACCTCTCGGGCCACCTCCTGCGGCAGGGTGGCTGGGTGCACCTCTGCCTGCCGACCGAGTTCGAGCCGAAGACGCGGTGCAAGACCCCTATCTGGGAGGACTGGCGCAAGGAGGCCGGCGAGTTGCTCTTCCCGGAGCTCTTCCCGGCCGACATCATCGCGGAGGAGAAGCGCCGCCTCGGCTCGCTGGGCTTCGCGGGTCAGCACCAGCAACGTCCGTCACCGCCCGACGGCAACCTCTTCCTGCGGAGCTGGTGGAAGCGCTGGCACCGCGCGGGCGACTTCGTGCCCGAGGGCGTCGAGTCGCGGCTGCTGCCCGATCGCTTCGACGAGCTGCTCCTCTCGGTCGACGCGGCGTTCAAGGCGACCTCCGACTCCGACTTCGTGGCGATCGGCGCGTGGGGGCGCGTCGGCCCCGACAAGTTCCTGCTCGACCAAGTGCGCGACCGCATGGGCTTCACGGACACCGTGAAGGCGCTGCTCGGCGTCGTCGCGAAGTTCCCAGGCGCGCGCGCGAAGCTCGTCGAGGACAAGGCGAACGGCTCGGCCGTGATCGACGTGCTGAAGAAGAAGGTCCCGGGCATCATCCCGGTGAACCCCGAGGGCGGGAAGGAGAGCCGCGCGGCCGCGGTCTCGCCCGAGGTCGAGGCCGGGAACGTCTTCATCCCGCTCAGCGCGCCCTGGGTCTCGGACTACGTGGAGGAGTGCGCCGCCTTCCCGAACGGCGCGCACGACGACCAGGTGGACCAGACGACGCAGGCGCTGCTCCGGTTCATGAAGCGGCGCGGCGGGCTGGCGTCGCTCGAGGCGTTGGCGACGTAGCGGCGGCGGCCGGTGATACGTCGGTCGCATGGCCCGATCGAAGCGCCGCCCTCGCACCGACGCAGCCCCTGACCAGCGATCCGACGGTTGGGAGAACGTCCTCACCGGGCTCGGCCGGCTCTCCCGCGACAAGCGCCTCGGCACCCGGATCGCGACGCGCCACATCACCACCCAGGAGGCCGAGGAGCTCTGGCGCGGGGACGATCTCGCCGCGAAGATCGTCGAGAAGCCCCCGCGCGAGATGCTGCGGCGCTGGATCGATGTTCTCGTGGAGGGCGAAGCGGAGGTCGCGCAGGCGGTTGCCGCGCGGCTCGACGAGCTCAAGGCGCGGGCGGCGCTGCGGGAGGCGCTCCAGAAGTGCCGCGCCTACGGGGGCGCGGGCATCCTCCTGGGCACCGACGACGGCTGGATCGACCTCACGAAGCCGCTCGACGAGAAGCGGCTGCGGACCATCCGCTGGCTCACCGTCTTCGACGCCGACGAGCTGCAGCCGGTCGAGTTCTACCGGGGGCTGAGCGACGAGAAGTACGGCCTGCCGTCAGTCTACGAGATCCACCCGCGCGGGCAGGCGGCGCAGTTCGGGGCGCGGGTGCACGAGTCGCGGATGCTCATCTTCCGCGGCATCCAGGTCTCGCGCCGGCACGCTGCCGAGCGCAACAGCTGGGGCGACAGCGTCTTCGTCCGAGTGATGGAGGTGCTCTCGGACGTCGGGATGGCGTTCGGCGGCGCGGCCCACCTGCTCAGCGACTTCTCCCAGGCCGTCTTCCGCATTCAGGGCCTCGCGGCCGCCATCGCGTCGGGGCAAGAGGACCTCATCCGGAAGCGCATCGAGGCGATCGAGATGGGGCGCTCGATCGTCCGCGCCGCGCTTCTCGACGCCGGCGATCCGGAGACCGGCGACGCCGGCGAGACGTTCGAGCGCAAGGCGACGCCGCTCGCCGGGTACTCGGACATGCTCGAGCAGTTCAAGACGCGCTTCGCAGCGGCGGCCGACATGCCGGTGACGCTCGTCTGGGGTGACTCACCGAAGGGCCTCTCCACAGGCGACGCGTCGGGGCAGGACTGGTTCTCGGAGCACATCGAGGGGATGCAGGAGGAGCAGCTCCGCGAGCCTCTCAACCGGCTCGTCCGCCTCGTGATGCTGGCGAAGGAGGGGCCGACGAGGGGGAAGGAGCCGGCGAAGTGGTCCGTCCGGTTCCGCCCGCTGCGCCAGCTCACGCCGCTCCAGGAGGCCGAGCGCCGGCTAAAGAACGCGCAGGCCGACCAGGCCTACGCGAACATGGGCGCGGTCATGCCCGAGGAGGTCGCCGTCTCGCGGTTCGGAGGCGACACCTACGGCGAGGATCTGGTGCTCGACGCCGCGATCCGCGCGAAGGCGAAGGAGACGCCCGAGCCGGCCCCCGAGGACGACCCGCCCGCGAAGGGCGCGCCGCCGGCGCCGTGAAGCGGATCTGCGAGTGCGGGCGACCGGCGATCGTCCCGCCCCGCGGGAAGCGCAAGGGCTCGACCTCGATGAAGGACCACGACATGTGCCGCCAGTGCTGGCGTGACCTACGGACGAGCCTCGTCCCGAAGCGGCGCGCCCGGCCTCGACTCCTCGAGGAGCCATGACGAAGGCCGAGACGATCGCCGCCATCCGAGCGCGGCGCGCCGGGATGAAGGCGATCGGGCTCCTGCCTCGTCGCCGGCGGCCGGCACCGCAGCTGCAGCCCGACGCCGTCCGCATGGCCTACTTCGCGGCGCTCCTGGACGCGATCGGCAGGGCGCGCGTCCTGGTGCGGGCGCGGCTCGTCCCCCTCCTGCCGTCCTATGCCGCGGAGGCGGCGCTCGAGCGCTTGGATGGGCTCCGGCGGGACGCCTGGGCGCAGTCCGTCAACGACCTGCTCGATTCCCTCTCCGATGCCTGGTTCGCCGAGTGGCCGAACGAGCGGCTCCGGCGCCTCGCGGAGGTCTTCGCTGATCGGACGAGCGACTTCCAGCGCGAGCAGCTCGCGAAGCAGATGATGGCGACCCTCGGGATCGACGTCGCGCGCTACGAGCCCTGGCTGCGCCCCCAGATCGCGACCTTCACCGGCGAGAACGTCGCGCTCATCAAGTCGGTGGCGACCGACTTCTTCGGCGACCTCGAGAAGCGGCTCGTCGCGGGGCTGCGCACGGGCCAGCGCTGGGAGGAGCTCGCGGACCTCGTCGAGGAACGGTACGGCGTCACCGAGAGCCGGGCGAAGCTGATCGCGCGGGACCAGGTGGGGAAGCTCTACGGCGACCTCAACCGGACCCGCCAAACGCAGCTCGGGGTGAGCCGCTACGTCTGGCGCACCTTGAAGGACAACCGCGTCCGGGACGAGCACGCCGCCCTCGAGGGGAAAACGTTCTCCTGGGACGACCCGCCGGAGGACGGGCACCCCGGCGAGGCGATCAACTGCCGGTGCTTCGCCGATCCCGTCCTCGACGAGCTGCTCGGCGAGCCGCCGGACACCTCCGAGCCGCCGCCGGCGGAGGCTGCAGCGGCCGATCCGGGCCTGCCCTGGGCCGCCCGGCCGGGGCCGCGCGCGCGCTCCTGATACGTGCAGCCCATGACGGTCCGCCGCTACGACACTGCCACGCTCGACAAGTCCGAGATCACCGCGTCCGGGTTCCTCCGGGCGCCCGCCGTGCTCACCCGGGTCGGGGTCTTCGAGTACCGCCGTGCCGACGGGACGGTGCGGCGCGAGCTTCGGCTCCCGGAGGAGGTCTTCCGGCCCGACTCGCTCGCCTCGATCGGCATGGCGCCGATCACCGACGACCACCCGGCGGCGGGCTTCGTGACCCCGCAGAACGCAAAGGCGCTCACCGTCGGGCACCTGAGCGAGGGCATCCGGCGCGACGGCGACGTCGTGCGCGCGGTGGCGCTCATCACCGACGGCGACACCATCGCGAAGGTGAGGGGCGGGCGCAACCAGCTCTCCCTCGGCTACGTCTGCGAGCTCGATCCCACGCCGGGCGAGTGGAACGGGCAGCGCTACGACGCGATCCAGCGCGACATCGTGGTCAACCACTGCGCGCTCGTCGACCGCGCGCGGGCCGGCCCGGTGGCGAGCCTGAAGCTCGACTCCGAAGACGCAATTTGCGTCGAGGCAGACCCGCCGATACGTGCGGATCGTCAGCAGGACCCGGGCCGGGGCGACCCCCGTGAACCCTTCAAGGAGACCCAGATGACGGTGAAGCTCAAGCTGGACGGGATCGAGATCGAGGTCGCCAACGACCAGGCCGCGCAGCTCATCCAGCGCGCGCTCGAGGCGCGCGACCAGCGCGCGGACGCCGCGGACAAGATCGCGAAGGAGTCGAAGACCGCCGCCGACAAGGCGACCGCCCGCGCCGACGAGGCCGAGGCGAAGGCGAAGAAGCTCGAGACCGAGCGCGCCGACGCGGCCGACCCGAAGAAGATCACCGGGCAGGTCAACGCCCGCGTGGCTCTGATCTCCCGCGCCCGCGAGGTCCTCGGCGCGGAGGCGAAGCTCGACGAGATGGACGCGCCGGCCATCAAGGCGGCCGTCCTGGCGAAGCTCCACCCCGAGCTGAAGCTCGACGGGAAGAGCACCGACTACGTCGACGCGCGCTTCGACGCCGCGATCGAGTCCGCCGTGAAGAACGCGGCCGGCACCGCCCGCGCGGCCGCCGACGACAAGGGCGAGCGCAAGGACGGCGAGCCCCTCGACGCCGAGAAGGCCCGCCTTCAGGCGCGCAAGGACGCCGAGGACGCGTGGAAGAAGCCGCTCTCCGCCGTGAAGGCCTGAGCCCTCGCGGATCGAAAGGACCCTGACCGATGGCCCAGACCAGCTACTCCGACACCCTCGCTCCCGGCTTCGCCGGGCAGCTCGCCGACCTCTCCTTCAAGCGCGTCTCCACGGGCGTGAACGCCCAGGGCGCGCAGATCCCCTTCGGCGTCGCCGTGACCAAGGCGACCGGCGACGGGAAGTACGACCTCCCCAACGCGGCGGGCGACAAGGTCTACGGCATCGCCCTCCACAGCCACGACGTCGACCAGCTCGGCCTCACCGACACGAACGGGATCCCGATCGACGGAGACTTCAACCTGCTCGAGGAGGGCGTCGCGTACGTCATCACCGAGGAGGCCGTGGTCGACGGCGACCCCGTCTACGTCCGGTACGCCACGGGCGCCGGCGGCACGCAGCTCGGCGGGTTCCGCAAGAGCGCGGTGACGAGCGAGACCGCGATCGTCAAGGGCGCGAAGTTCCGTTCCACGGCGGCCGCGGGCGGCATCGCCGCGGTCTCGTTCTCGCAGCTCGTGAACCTGTCGTAAGCGGCGCGCGCCGCCACAAGGAGACCGCACATGAAGTTCCAGCACCCGCACCTCGACGCCGCCGAGAACATGACCTTCGAGCGCAAGCTCGAGTTCGTGAAGGCGCGCGTCTACGAGGCCCGCTACGCGCAGTTCAAGGCGCGGACGCTCATCCCGGTCTCCTTCGAGGCCGACCCGGCGACGGAGACGATCGTCTACCACGAGTACGACGGCGTCGGCGTCGCCAAGCTCCTCGCCTCCTACTCGGACGACCTGCCCCGCGCGGACGTGAAGGCGAAGGAGGTCCGCTCGCCCGTGAAGGGGATCGGCTCCTCCTACGGCTACGGCCTCCAGGAGGTCCGGGCCTCGGCGAAGTCCGGCGCGAACCTCGAGATGCGGAAGGCCGCCATGGCCCGCCGCGCCATCGAGCAGACGATCAACTCGATCGGCCTCAAGGGCAACGCGACGATGGGGCTCATCGGGCTCCTCAACATCACCAACGCGCTCAGCTACACGGTGCCGAACGGCGCCGGTGGCGTGGCGACGTGGGTCGCGGGCGCCGGCAAGACGCCCACCGAGATCCTGAAGGACATGCACGGGATCGCGAAGTACGTCTTCGAGCAGACGAAGGGCGTCGAGTCCCCCGACACGATGCTCCTCCCGGCCTCGCAGTACGGCTACATCGCGACGACCCGGATCGACGCCACCTCCGAGGTGACGATCCTCAAGTACTTCCTCGCCAACGACCCCTACATCAAGGCGGTCGAGCCGCTCTTCGAGGCGGCCGGCGCGGGCGCGGCGAGCAAGGACCGCATGGTCGTCTACCGGCGGGACCCCGAGCACCTCACCCTCGAGATCCCCCAGGACTTCGAGCAGCTCGCCCCGGAGCAGGACGGCCTCGAGACGGTCATCGCGTGCCACGCGCGCTGCGGCGGCGTCATCTGCCCGCTGCCGCTCTCCGTGGCCTACGGCGACGGGATCTAGCTCTACCCCGGCAGCACCGCCCGGCCCGGCCGTCCACGTCGGGCGGCCGGGCCTTCTTGCATCACCGCCCTCAGCAAGGAGTCACCTATGCCGAAGCTGCTCGTCGAGAACACCCAGCCGCGGATCCACAACCTCGGCGGTCACTGCACCCTGATGCCGGGCATCAACGAGGTGGAGGAGGCCGCGTGGAAGGAGGCGCTCAAGATCGAGCTCGTGCGTGACCTCGTCCGCCTCGGCGTCCTGAAGCCCCAGGCGCCGGCGGCGCCCGTCGCGGGCGCGCAGGGGCTCGCCGCGATGAAGGTCCCGGAGGCCATCGCGACGGTGAAGAAGACCGTCGACAAAGACCTGCTCGAGAAGTGGTACGCCGACGAGCAGCGCAAGGGCGTCCTCGAGGCGATCGAGGAGCAGCTCGAGGAGATCACCCCGGCGAAGCCCCAGGCGCCGGCGGCGCCCGTCGCGGGCGCGCAGGGGTAGCCCGTGGCCGTCTCCCGCGCCTCGATCGTCGCCCGGGTCCCCGCGCTCGTCGTGGTCGACGACCCGGCCGCGTGGGAGGCGGCCATCGCAGACGCCCAGCTCCAGGTCTCCGCCAGCGCCTGGGGCGACCTGTACGAGCTGGGCGTCACCTACCTCGCGGCGCACCTGCTCCTGGGCTCGCACCCCGAGGTCGAAGGCCCCGGCCCCGTGCAGAGCGAGTCGGTCGGGTCGGTCTCGCGCTCATACGCGGTCGCCGGGAGCGTCTTCCACAACATCATGCGAACCTCCGCCGGTCGCGAGTTCCTGCGCCTGCGGTCGCTGCTCGGCCTCGGCTCGGCGCTGGTGTAGCGGTGGCGAAGAGCGCCTTCACCTTCCGGCGCATCGACCGCGGCTGGAAGAACCTGCTCTCCGCGGCGAAGCAGCTCGAGGCGGACCGCGGCATGCACGCGAAGGCGGGCATCATCGGCGAGCAGGCGAGGGAACAGCATCCCGCCGAGGAAGAGGGGAAGCGGCTCACCAACGTCCAGCTCGCCGCCATCCACGAGTTCGGCGTTCCAGGTCGCATTCCGGCACGACCCTTCATCCTCGGCACCTTCGCGCTCCACCGCGCCGAGTACCGGGCACAGCTCCGGGCGCTCGCCGGGACCTGGTTCCACCGCGCCACGAGCTCCGGGAAGATGCCGCTCCGGCGCGCGCTCGGGCTCCTCGGCCTGAAGATGGCCGCCGACATGAAGAGCCGGGTCGTCACCGGCGCCGGCATCCCGCCGCCGAACGCGCCGAGCACCGTCCGCCAGAAGCGCAAGAAGGGCGAGTGGAACGAGGGTGGAGCGTCCTCGGGCGCGACCCCCCGTCCCCTCGTCGACACCGGCCGCCTGGTCGGGTCCATCACGCACGCGGTCGCCACTGGGAAGGAGAGCTCCTCGCCATGAACATGGGCGCTACGATCGCGCGGCTCGCGCAGGGACGGTTCACGGTGACCCGCCCGAGCGGCAGCTACGTCGCCGGGCGCTGGGTCGAGGGGGCGGCCGAGACCTTCGAGATCGCTGCGTCGATCCAGCCCGCCACGCCGAAGGAGCTGCAGCGGCTACCGGAGGGCGACCGCGTGAAGGCGGTCATCGCGATCTGGACGACGACGGAGCTGCGGGTAGGGGAGGGGGCGCAGGCCGACCGCGTCTCCTACGGCGGCGGGACCTACGAGGTGCAGGCCGTCGAGCGCTGGGACCTCGGCGAGTACTTCAAGGCGCTCGCCTCGCGGGTCGCCTGATACGTCGGGCGCATGGCCTTCGACCGCGCCGCCGCCGAGGATGCGCTCCACGCCCGGGTCGTCGCCGCGCTGGGGCTCGCCGCCGGCCAGGTCATCTGGGACGGCCCGAACGCGCCGTCGCCGGCGAAGCCCTTCGCCACGCTGAAGCTCGTCGGCCCCTCGAGGCTCGGGCTCGGCGGCGCGCTCACCGACGCCACGAACCTCGCCAACCCGCCAGGCGAGGAGGTCGAGATCACTCTCACCGAGCACCAGGAGTGGGTGCTCACCGTCCAGCTGATCGCGGGAGCGACTTCCGGCGCGAGCTCCGCCGCCGCCCTCCTGGGCGCCGCGGTGATGAAGCTGCGCCTCCCGAGCGCGCTCGAGCAGCTGCGCGTCGCCGGCGTTGCCGTGATCGAGGTGGGTGATACGCAGGATTTGTCAGCCCTCTTCGCCAGCGACATCGAGTCGAGGGCGAAGCTGGACGTGAGGCTCCGCACCATGGACACCGCCACCGAGAAGACCGGCTACATCGACACCGTCGGGATCGCCTCGCCGTGGGGGTCGTTCGACGCGCCGTAGGAGGAACCCGTGCCCCTTTCCGACGTTGCCCAGGTGACCATCTCGACGTCCGGCGGCGGCCTGAGCCTCCCCGGCTTCGGCACCCCGCTCATCCTCGGCGGCTACTCGAAGACCTGGCCGGAGCGCGTCCGGACCTACTCGAACCTGCCCGACGTGGCCGTGGACTTCGCGGCGACGACGCCCGAGTACCTCGCCGCGCAGGCGATCTTCAGCCAGAACCCGTGCCCGCCGAGGGTGAAGATCGGGCGCGCCGCGCTCAAGCCCACGCAGAAGTGGACCCTCACGCCGGAAGTGAGCGTGCAGGCGATCCAGACCTACCGGGTGAAGATCGCCGGCGTCGCCTACGACTTCGTCTCCGACGCCACGCCGACCGCGGCCGAGGTCGTGACCGGCCTCACCACGGCCATCAACGCGGCGACGGGCACCCACGGCCTCACCGCCTCCGGGACCTCGACCCTCGTCCTCACCGCGGCGCAGGGCGCGTGGCAGGAGGTCGAGGTCGGCGACGTCAACCTGCTGTCGCTCGTCCAGGACCACGCCGACCCGGGCATCGCCACCGACCTCGCCGCCATCGCGCTCGAGGACCCCGACTGGTACGGGCTCCTCACCCTCCACAACTCGAAGGCCTGCATCCAGGCGGCGGCCGCGTGGGCCGAGGCGAACGAGAAGCTGTACGTCGCCCAGACGCAGGACACGGCCTGCATCGCCGTCGCCGAGTCCGGAGCGACGGACGTGATGAAGGCGGAGAAGGACCTGGCGCACGCCCGCACGTCGCTCTGGTACGACCCGTCCAACAAGCCCGTGCTCGACGCCGGGCTCATGGGGCGGCTCTTCCCGGAGGACCCCGGCTCCGAGACCTGGGCGCTCAAGACCGTCTCGGGCGCGACCGCCCGCGCCTTCACCGGCACGCACCGGACCAACCTCGCGGCGAAGCGGGGCAACTGGTACTACGCCCTCGCCGGCGTCAACGTGAGCTCGTCCGACTCGGGCAAGGTCGCGGCCAACGAGTGGATCGACGTCATCCGCGGACGCGACGCCCTGAAGGTCGACATGCAGGGGCGCATCTTCGACGCGCTCCGCAAGGCGAAGAAGATCGCGTACACCGACGCCGGCGCGACGATCGTCCAGGGGGAGATCGCCGCGAGCCTGCGCGCGTTCGAGCGGACCGGCTTCATCGCCGAGGGCTCGACGTCGATCGTCGTCCCGAAGGTGGTCGACCAGAGCTCGACCGATCGCGGGAACCGCTACTTCCCGGGCATGACGTTCGCCGGCACCCTCGCCGGCGCCATCCACAAGCTGTCCATCCAGGGCGCGCTCGCCCCGTAAGGAGCCACGATGGGTACCGCCACCTACGACGCCGGCCGCGTCGTCATCACCTTCGGCCCCCACGTCCTCACGGGCTACGCGGACGGCACGTTCGTCAAGGCGAGCCGGGACAACGACACCTTCACGAAGAGGACGGGCGCGGACGGCTTCGGGACGCGCACGCGGATGCGCAGCCGGGCGGGCTCGATCGAGCTCACGCTCGAGCAGACCTCCCCCTCGAACGACTACCTCGCCGGCGTCGCCATCTCGGACGAGCTGCTCGGCAACGGCGTGATGCCCGCCGTGGTGAAGGACCTGAACGGGACCACGCTCTCCAGCGCGGCCGAGGCCTGGATCCGGAAGCCGTCGGACATCGAGGGCGCGAAGGAGGCGGGAACGCGCACGTGGATCCTCGACACCTGCGACCTCTTCATCCTCCCGGGCGGGAACTCGTAGGAGCTGACCCGTGAACGAACCCCGCACGCTTTCGCTCGACGGCTTCACCTACACGATCGGCCGGCTGCCGCCACGACGCGCGCTGAAGCTCGAGAACCGCCTGATGCGCGCGCTCGGTCCGGGCGTCGCCGCGCTGGTGACCGCCGTGCCTCTGAAGGAAGGGAAGCCCGACGTCGAGCGGCTCAACCTCGCCGCGCTCGGTCCCGCGCTGCAGGGGCTCTTCGCGCAGCTCACGCCCGATGAGCAGGACGCGATCATGGCGGAGCTGCTCTCGACCGTCATCGTCGCGACCCCGGACGGGAAGGGCGGGCCGCTGATGCCCCTCTTCGACGCCCACTTCGACGGGAGGCTGCCTGCGGTCTTCAAGGTCTGCTGGGCCGCACTGGAGGCGAACTTCGGCGGTTTTATCGCGCCCCTCGTCGCGTTCGCGCGGGCGGCGGGGGCGGCCGCGCTCTCGAAGGCGTCGACCACCTCGCGGCCGAGTGGCCAGCCTGGCGAGTAGTCCTCTCGGGCAAGGGGATCGCCTCGCTCGAGGAGATCGACCGGCACTGGACCCTGGAGGACGTCGTCGCGGCGAACCAGTTGCTCGACGCGATGGATGAGGCGATGGAGCGGGAGAGCAAGCGATGAGCCTCCAGATCGTCGAAGAGCTGGCCGCGAAGCTGGGCCTCGAGGTCGACGGGGAGGCGTTCGCCGTCGCCGAGAAGATGCTCGCTGTGGTTCGCGGCGGAATGGTCGCCGCGGCCGCAGCCGGTGCGGCGGTCGGTGCAGCCGTCCTCGGCGCGGCCGTCAAGACCGCGGCCTACGCGGACCAGGTCGAGAAGGCGTCCCAGCGGACCGGGATCGCCGTCGAGTCCCTGCAGGCCCTCCAGTACGCGGCCGAGCGCGCGGACGTCTCCGCCGGCGACCTCGAGGGCGCGCTGCGGTTCGCGGCGAAGCGGGGCGTGAAGGATCTGGAGGGCGAGCTCCGGCGCGCGGCGGGCCAGTTCGAGCGGATGCCCGATGGCGCGGAGAAGTCCGCGCTGGCGATGAAGCTCTTCGGGAAGAACGGCGCCGCGCTCATCCCGATGTTGAACAAGGGGACCGCCGGCCTCGACGAGATGATGCAGAAGGCCCGCGACATGGGGCTGGTCCTCGACGAGGAAACGATCGTGGCAGGCGCGGAGTTGAAGGATGCGATCGAGGACCTGCAGGGCTACCTCATTGGCCTCTCGCGAACGATCGCGGGGCCGTTCCTGAAGCCGCTCAAGGAGATCGTCCTGCGGATGACTGACTGGCTCCGGGCGAATCGGCAGCTCATCGCCCAGCGGGTCGAGGTGGTCGCGCGCGTGATCGGAACCGCCTTCAAGTACGCCTTCCAGCTCATCGAGCCGGTGGTCGACATCCTCTTCCGCTTCGGCAACTGGATGATGTCCAGCACGTGGGGACAGATCGTCACGGCGCTCATGGTGTTCGGAGCGGTGATCACAGCGCCATGGCTGGGCGCGGTTCTGGCCATCGGTCTCTTCCTCGGCGCGCTCGAGGAGGTCTGGGGCTGGATCACCGGGAAGCGCGACACGCTGCTCGGGGACTGGCTCGGACCGTTCGACGAGTTCAAGAAGGGGTTCGAGAACAACCCGATCGTCCAGATGCTCGAGGCCATCGCGGACGCGGCGGAGAAGGCCGCGGACGGCCTCTCGAAGATCGCGCGCCTCGCTACCTTCCTGAAGACCGGCACGACGCCGGAGATTCAGGATCATCAGGACTACTCGAAGAACCTCTCGGAGGCCTACCGGAGAACGGGCCTTGCGGAGGTACCTGGTGCCGAGTTCGCCGTCGCGAGCGATCCGACCTTCAACGATCTGGTGCGCGCCGGCGACTTCGAGACCCTGGAGCGGAAGTACGGACGTCACTCCCTCTTCCGAAAGCAGCAGGAGTCGCTGGCCGCCGGGTACAGCCCCGCCGCGGCCGCGGCGCCTGCTGGCTCCTTCGTCCGGATGACCTTCGGCGACATCCACATCAACGCGGCGGACGGGACGGACGCCGGCGAGCAGTTCGTGACCAAGGTGCGCGAGCAGCTCGGCATCGAGTTCTCCGCGGCGCTTCCCGCAGCGGCGAGGTGACCGATGGCCTCGATCTCCTGGAAGAGCGCCAGCGGCACCGACGAGGTCCTCGAGTTCGACGTCCTCGTGAGCTACGCGCCCTCGCACTCGGCGAAGGCGACGCAGTTCCCGGTGGAGAAGGGCGCGACGATCACGGACCACGTCCTGCAGGACGCGGACCTGGTGCGGTTCGAGGGGCTCGTGACCAACACGCCGCTTCCGTCCAACGTCGGCATGGGCTTCGAGGCCGTCGCCACCGACATGCGCGAGAGGTTCGCGGGTCGCGCCGGGCTGGTCTACGCCGCGCTCGTCCGCGTGAAGGAGGCCGGGGAGCCCGTCACGATCGACACGCCGCTGCGCTTCTTCGAGAACATGGTGATCGAGTCGCTGGAAACGAGCGAGTCGGCGGAGACCGGCGACGCGCTGTCGTTCTCGATCTCGGCGCGGGAGATCCGGACGACGGAGACGAGGACGGTCCAGACGCCGAAGGTGGAGGCGGCGCAGCCGAAGAAGAACAAGGGCCGGCAGCCGACGAAGAAGGCGGAGGGGCCGCCCAAGACGATGTTCAAGGCCGGGAAGGAAGCCGGGGAGAAGCTGCTCTTCAACACCCCCTGAGCCATGGCCACCCTCGTCCTCGCCGCCGACGCCGCAGCTCCGCACTACGACTTCTCCACGACGCTGGAGGGGCGGGTCTACACGCTCGAGCTGCGCTGGAACGGGCGATCGGAGGCGTGGTTCCTGTCGCTCTTCGCGACCGACGGGACCGCGCTCCTCTCCGGTCGCCGCGTCGTCCTCGGGGCTGCCCTTCTCGGGCGGTCCTCCGACGCCCGCCTCCCGCCGGGGACGCTCATCGCCTACGACACGTCAGGCGAGAACCGTGACGCGGGGAGGATGGACCTCGGGTCGCGGGTCCAGCTGCTCTACGTCGAGGCGAGCTGATGGCGGCCAACTTCCAGCGCGACTGGAAGGCGATCGTCGGGGAGACCGAGATCGTCGGCCTCCGGATCCGCTTCAAGGCGAAGAAGACGGCGAAGGCGGACGCGAACACGCTCGAGCTCGAGATCTCGAACCTCGCGGCCGCCACGCGAGCGAAGCTTTCGGCAACGGCCAGGCCCCCCGTGGTCCTCTTCGCGGGCTACAAGGGCTCGGCCGGCGTCATCTTCGCCGGGCCGGCGCGCACCATCGACCACGTGCGGGACGGCGCCGACTGGTCGACGCGAATCCGCTGTGGGGACGGAGAGCAGGCCTACCAGGGGTTCTCCTCCTTCTCGTTCAAGGCTGGGACGAAGAAGGGCGACGTCCTTGCGCGCTGGGCGGATGACCTGAAGCAGCTCGGCGTCGACGTCGGCGACGCGAGGCGAGCCATCCAGGAGCGCGGCCTCCCGGGGCTCAGGGAGGTCTTCGCCCAGGGCTACACGGCGCACGGGCGGACGATGAAGGAGGGCGACCGCCTCATGGCGTCGATCGCGGCGGAGTACTCCGTCCAGGACGGGGGTCTCGTCATCACCGAGATCGAGAAGCCGACGAGCGAGCCCGCGGTGGTGCTGTCGCCGGCGACGGGCCTGCTCGGAAGCCCCGACCACGGGGCGCCGGAGAAGGTCGAGGGCGAGGCGTCCCCCGTGTCCCTCCTGAAGGCGCGGGCACTCCTCAACGGCGAACTGCGGCCGATGCGCGCGATGAGGCTCGAGACGGCGAGCCTGAGCGGCTTCTACCGGATCGAGTCGGTGGAGCACGCCGGCGACTCGCACGGCCAGGAGTGGTTCTCGAACGTGGAGGCGCGGCCCCTGTGAGCGCGCCCTCCCTCGCTGACGTGATCCGGGCCTTCGTGCGCGAGGGGGCGGCGGACCTGCATGTGTCGATTCCGGCGAAGGTTGTCCGGGTCGACCTCGCAAAGGGCCAGCTCGACGCGAAGCCGCTCGTGAAGGACGTCTTCGAAGGGCAGGCGGTCTCGGTCCCGGTCATCACCAACGTGCCGATCATGTGGCCCGGCGCCGGCGGGTTCCGCCTCACGTTCCCCCTCGCGGTCGAGGATGTCGTCCTCCTGGTCTTCTCGGACCGCTCGCTCGACCTCTGGCTCGAGAAGGGTGGGGAAGTGGACCCCGGGGATCCCCGGCGGCACGCGCTCTCCGACGCCATCGCGATCCCGGGGCTCAGGTCGTTCAGCTCCCCGTGGAGCGGCGCGGCTGCGGACGGGGTGACGCTCGGGAAGGACGGGGGGACGTTCCAGCCCGCGGCGTTGGGGCAGGACGTGCGGGACGAGCTCGATGACCTCCGCAGCAAGTTCGCCAGCCACACCCATCCGGTGCCCGCCGCTGGCCTCGTGTCGGCGTCGCCGGGCAGTCCCGTCACGGGCGCCGCCGTGGCCTCGGCGACGACGGCAAGCCTGGGGGCGGCGAAGACCGTCAAGTCGGGAACCGTGAAGGTTTCCGAGTAGGCCCGGCTGGCGATACGTGGTCCCCGTGGCTGCGATCCGGATCAAGACGTCGTCGGGCGAGCTCGTGATCGAGCGCGGCCACTTCGCGCTCGCGACCGGGAAGGACCTGGTCGCCCAGGACATCGCCGCCCGCCTGAAGACCTTCAGGGGCGAGTGGTTCCTCGACGAGTCGATCGGCGTGCCGTACTGGACGGAGGTCCTTGGGAAGAAGCGGCCGAACCTGGGGGCGATCGAGCGGCGCCTGCGGGCGGAGATCCTCGACGTCCCGGGTGTCACCGGCATCCTCACCTTCACCCTCTCGCTCGACGCCGCGGCGCGCGCTCTCTCGGGCCGCTTCACCGCGGCCACCGAGTTCGGCGCCGTGGAGGGGACGATCTAACCCATGGCCTACGGCGTGACCCTCACCGGCTTCGTGGCGAAGCCCCTTTCGGTCTGCAGGGAGGAGCTCGAGGCCGTATTCCGGTCGGCCGGGCTGGACCCGAGCGACCCGCGCAGCGTCGAGGGGCAGCTCGTCGGAGGCCTCGCCGAGCGCGAGGCGCAGCTCTGGGAGCTCGCCGAGGACGTCTACCGGGCCATGGACCCCGACGCGAACGAGGGCGACGCGCAGGACGCCATCGCGGCGATCACGGGGACCCTGCGAGAGCCCGCGCGCGCGAGCACAGTGACGCTGGTGGCGGCCGGGACCGCGGGGACCGTGCTCGAGGCGGGTCGGGTGGCGAGCGCCACCGGGACGGCCTACCGCTTCGCGACGACGGCCGCGGCCACGATCGCGGCGGTGACCGCGTGGGCGGGCGGCACCGCCTACACGGTGGGGCAGCGTCGGGAGAACGGCGGGGAGATCTACGAGGTCACGGTCGCCGGCACCTCGGCCGCCTCGGGCGGGCCGACGGGGCAGGGGAGCGCGATCACCGACGGTGGCGTGACCTGGAAGTGGGTCATCACGGGCACGGCCTGCGCCGAGGTCGCCGCGGTGGCCGAGGAGACCGGCCCGAAGCAGGCGCTCGCCGGGACGGTCACCGTCATCGAGACGCCGGTCTCCGGCTGGAACGCGGTGCGGAACCCGCTCGACGCGGTGGTGGGGGCCGACCTGGAGACGGCCGCGGCGCTCCGGATCCGGCGCGAGGACGAGCTGCGATCGGTCGGTGGTGCCGCGCTCGACGCGATCCGGGCCGACGTGCTCGCGGTCGACAACGTCACCGCGGTGACGGTCTTCGAAAACACGACGTCGGCGACCGACGGCGACGGGATCCCGCCGAAGGCGATCGAGGTGATGGTCTCGGGCGGCGCGGACCAGGCGATCCGGGACGCGCTCTGGGGCTCGAAGGCGGCGGGGATCGAGACGCACGGCGGGGTGACGGGGACGGTCCTCGACTCGCAGGGCGTGAGCCACACGGTCGAGTTCAGCCGGCCGACCGAGAAGCTCGTCTACCTCGACGTCGACATCGTCCACGACGCGAGCTACCCGGCGGACGGGGACGACCAGGTGAAGGCGCAGCTCGTGGCGAAGGTCTACGCCGCCGGCGACGACGTGATCGCGTGGGCGCTGAAGAAGCTCGTCACCGTGTCGGGCGTGACGGACGTTCCCGTGATCCGGATCGGCCTCACGGCCTGGCCAGCGACGGAGACGACGCTCGCCATCGCCGCCCGCGAGCTCGCGGTCCTCGACTCCGCTCGGGTGCGGGTCAACCACCTGTAGATCATGGGAACGCCTACCCACATCACGGACCACGCCGACCAGGCTGTCGCGCGGCTCCTGCAGCAGTACCGCGAAGGGGTCTCGGTTCCGGCGCTTATCTCCGCGCTCTGCGCGCCGCTCCAGGAGCTGGAGGACGTCCTCTGGGACATACGGCTGCGGCGCGCGGTGGCGACCGCCGAGGGCGCGCAGCTCGACGTCCTCGGGCGCATCGTCGGGCAGCCGCGCGAAGGGCGGACGGATCCGGTCTATCGGATCTGGATCCTCGCTCGCGTGCGGCTCAACAAGGGGAGCGGACGCCCCGAGGACATCCTCCAGATCTTCGCCGGCATCACGCAGGGGATGACGGCGCTCGACTTGGAGGAGCAGTACCCAGCGGCTTTCGTTCTCCGGGTTGGCCTGAGCCCTGGTGTGGCGGCGCAGGAGCTCGCGTCGCTGCTTCACCTCGCGAAGGCGGGCGGGGTGCGAGCGATCGTCGAGGCCCCCAACGACGTGCCGGCCAACACCTTCACCCTCGACATCGGCCCGGGGCTCGACGTCGGCAAGCTCGCCGACGCGCTGCCGGCGTAGGAGATCCCCATGGCGAAGCCCGCATCGCTCCCCCGCTGGTCCGAGACCGTCGCCGGCGTTCCCGGCGCGAACGAACTCGAGCCCACGGAGGGGAAGAAGGACTCCGGCTACGCGACGGGCGGCGACATCCCGACGAGCGGCGGGCTCAACTGGTGGATGCGGCTCGTCTACAAGTGGTTGCAGTGGCTGGACGAGGTGGCGTCGCCGACCATGTCCACGGGATGGTCAACGGTGGCAACGCCTCAGGTGCGGCGAGCGGGACGCGTTTCCTGCGTGACGATCTCAGCCGAAGCTGGCGCCGGCGCTGCCTGGACGAGCATCTGCACGGTTCCGGAGGGGTTCTTCTGCACCGCGTCGGTTTTCGCCATGGGCACCGTCTTGGATTCCTCGACCGGGGTCACGCATCCGTGCTTCTTCGCGATGGACGGCGGCACCTTGCGCGCCGCCCTCTATGACGACGGCACCGCGATGCAGTCGATGTTCGTGATCGGCGCGGGCGACAGGGTGAGCGTCACGATGGTGGCGCCGGCGGACTAGTAGCAGTCCGGGTAGAGGCTCACCGGAGCGAGCTGCTCGAGGTAGAGCGTGACCTGACCGGCCCACCGAGGATCGGTGTGGCCGGGGTCCCAGATTGCTGCGTGCCCGACCTCGTGTGCGAGCGGGGTCGACTCGACGCAGTGACCGGCGCCGACGCCGTCGGCCACGTTCATCTCGATCTCGCGGTAGGTGTAGTCGGAGCCGCTCGGAACCCATCCGTCCGGGTCGTAGTAGGCGGTGCAGCCGCCCCCGGCGCCTCCGCAGGCGCTCGCGTCCATGAAGTGGATCCGCACGCCGGGAAGCGAGGCGGCGCCCCAGTAGGCCATCGAGATCGCCAGCGCGCGCCGGATCCGCTGCTCGGTGTCGGCCGCGTGCATCCACGTCTCGCCGGACTCGACGTAGATCCCGACCTCGTCGACGCAGAAGGTCGCGCCCTCACAGGGATCGAAGCGCCCGCACCCCGCCGCCCCCAGCATCATCGCCGTCACGATCGCGGTCTTCATGCTCCCGCGTATCAGCGGAGCAGGAGCTGCTCGCGAGGCGGATCAAGCGCGCGAATCGCCTGGCGCGCGTCCCTTGATACGTGGGGGCCATGCGCATCAAGCCGGGCGCCAGCCTCGACCACGCCTCCGCTGAGCTGCTCCACGGGATCGCCGTCGTGGAGGAGGAGTTCCGCCGCGCCGGCCTCGAGGCGACGGTGACGAGCTGCTACCGGGCCGGGCCGTGGGGAGTGACGCTGCTCCACGGGACCGATCGGGACCCGAAGCGGGCGCACCGCAAGGGCGTGGTCGACGCCTGCGACTTCAGCTACCCGCTGGCCGAGAAGGCCCCCGCCGTCATTGCCGCGATCCGCGCCCGGCTCTCGAAGCCGGCGGGCGCGTTCGACGTCCTGGACGAGCGAACGAACGCGAGTGCGGCCGCCGCCGGCGTGGGCGGCCAGTGGACCGGCGCGCACCTGCACATCGAGTTCGACCCCACCCCCGCCGGCGGGTAGCCGGCACCAAGGAGACGCACATGCCCGTCCGAGCGAAGTTCCGCTGCACCGAGAAGGCCGATCGCGCCACCAGCTACGGCGCGACCAGCCAGCCGACCAGCGCCCACGTCACCCTCACCCCGGTCTCGGGGCCGGAGAACAAGCCGTGGTCGCAGTACACGCCCTGCGGCCAGATCCAGATGCAGATCGACAACCCGACGGCGTTCAACGAGTTCCAGGTCGGCAAGGACTACTTCGTCGACTTCACCCCGGCGCCGGTGGAGGGCTGACCATGAAGATCCACCTCTCGCTGCTCGCGCTGATCTCCGTCGCCTGCTTCCCCCTCTTCGTCCTCGCCCAGGTCGCGGCCGACCCCGGCACCGACCCCTCCTCGTTCCTCCTCGCGATCGTGACCGCCATCCAGGGCGGCGACTGGCGCGGCCTCGCGGTGCTCGTGGCGATCGGCGTCACCTGGGCGGCGAAGAAGTACGGCGCGAAGGTCTGGCCCTTCCTCGGCACGGCCCGCGGCGGCGCAGCGCTGGCGCTCTTCCTGGGCATCGTGGGCACGCTCGTTCCGGCGCTCGCCGGCGGCGCGCACATCACGACCAAGCTCCTGATCGACTCCGTCCTCTTCGGCCTGACGAGCATCGGCGGGTGGGTCGGCGTGCGGCGCCTCATCTGGGGCGACGTGAGCGCGCAGGTCGCCGCGGAGGCCGGCAAGACCGTGGCGCCGGTGCCCAAGGACGCGACGCTCGAGCAGCTCCGGGCCGAGGCCGACCGGCCGGTGCGGTAGATGCGCGTCTTCCTGGCGGCGGTACTGGTGGCGGCCCTGGTGGTCGGGTCGGCGCGGGCGGAGGGCCCGCCAGTCCCGCCGCCGGGGAATCGCCCGATCCTCTCCGCCGGCGAGCCGGCTACCGCGGCCGGGCTCCTCGCCACCCACCCCTGGGCGGTCTACGACGAGGAGCGCCGGCGGTTCCTGATCGAGGAGCGGGACGTCTGCCTCCGGAAGCTCGAGGGAGCCCCGCCGCCCGGCGGCTGGCGGCCGGTCCTGGTCATCGGCGGCGTCAGCGTGACGCTAGGCCTCGCCGGCGGGCTCTGGCTCGGCGCGAAGCTCTGGAGGCGGTGATGCTGGACGCCAGCCGGATGGTGATGGCGATCGGGCCGGTGGCGGTGGCCGAGGTGGGCGTGGTCGCGACGCCGGACCACGTCGGCTTCGTGGCGCTGCTCGCGGCGGTGGTCGGCGTGGTGGCCGTGATGATCGCGTGGATCGACCGGCGCATCGAACGGAAGATGTCCGACCACGCCAAGGCGGACGCGGAGCGGGAGCGGCTGAAGTCCGAGCTCGACCACGAGCGCCACCAGAGCCTGCTGCGCGAACTCGGGCAGCTCCGCGAGTCGGTGTCGATCCGGGGCGAGATTCGCGCGCTGCGGCTGCAGCTCGCGCCCGCCCTGACGCCGCTTCCCCCGAGGGAGGACTGAGACCATGGACATCACCGGCGTCGTGCTGACCTGCATCGCCGCCTTCGGGCTCCTCTGGGAGGGGCTCGGGATGGCGTCCCGCCGCGGGTGGATCCCATGGCGCATCCCGCTGATCTCGCCGGTGATGCGCTACAACGGCCGGCTCTGGCTCATCTGGCCGTGGCTCTGGGGCGTGCTGCCCGGTCACTGGTGGTACTGGGTGACCGCGGGTGACGGCCTCTGGGTGATCCTGCTGTGCCTGACGCTGGCGCTCATCGCCGTGGACGGCTGGCGCCGCCTGCACGGGGACCTGCCGCCGAAGCAGGCCCCCTTCATCGTCTTCCTGCTGGGCATCGTCGCCGGCGCCGCCTGTTGGGCGATGGGGTACTGAGCCATGGCCGTCCCGTTCGTGATCCGCGGCATCTTCCCGATCCCGAAGCCCAACCCGAAGCCGAGCATCCCGCCGTGGATCGGCTTCCAGGTCGAGTCCAGCACGACCATCGATCTCGCCGCAGCGGAGGTGCGCGGCTTCCAGGGGCTGATCCGCGAGGTCCCGGCGGATCCCACGCAGCCGAGCACCCAGGACTCGAGCGAGCCGTTCACGGTCGCCCTGACGCCCGAGGACGTGCAGCAGATCATGGGGATCGTCCTCCTCCGCGCGAAGGCGCTCAACACGATGGGCGTCTACGATGACCCGGCGTGGGGGACCGCGCCGATCGTGATGACCGTCAACGGGACGCCGGTGTGACGGTCGGCCGCTCGCACGTCTTCTCGCTCGACGACGCTACCCTCTCCGGGGGCGCGGTGATCAGGGACGCCGGGGGAGGGCTTCCCCGCAGGGTGATGGGGGCACGCTACACGCAGCACGTGATCGACCTCGCGCCCTCGGGCTACTGGCCGCTCGACGAGGCGTCTGGGAACTTCATAGACCGAAGCCCAAACGCCCGCGACCTCACTCCGACGGCCAACTACGCGGTCAGGCGAGCCATGACCTACCTCCGGGGCGGGGAGGTTAGCTACGCCATCAACGCCTCGGGGACTGGCAACTCGGCGGCCAGCGGCACCTACCCGGAGCACCAGATCGCCGTCGGCACTCCATTCACCATGATGTTTTGGTGGCAGATCGGGAACGGCGCGTCGTCGAACTTCGCGATCACCAACAACGGTCAGGTGAACCCCGCCATCCCGGGATTCTTTGTCCGCAACAACATCGGGCGTTACTTCGAGGCGAACTTCAGCTCGACGACCGGGGCGTACGCCACTGTCAAGACGTTGAGCTACGTCTATCCGTTCGAGTGGGGCCAGCCGTGGATAACGCCCACCATCCTCCGCTACAACGGTGGTGCGCTCACGTCGGCAGCGAGTTGGTCCCTTCGGCAGTCAGGCGTCGTTGCACCACTTACGGTGACTGCCAGCGGGTCTCCCGCGAACATTGGAACCGGTACCCTGCGTGTAGCTTACGGGATCCAGAGCGCCACCACCTTCTTTGGCGGTGTCGCCATCTGGAACAACCGCAGGCTCACGGACGCGCAGTGCGCCATCCTTGACGCAGCGACTCCCTGCGGCACGGCCCGTTGGACGCTCCCCGCTGACGCCGCTCAGGATCGCACGCTCAAGGGGGTCCAGCTCCCCGGCCGTCTCGCTCGTGCGGACCTGACGCGCCTTGGGGTCCGCGTCTACTACCAGATCGGCGCGGACCCTCGGGTCGAGTTCGACCCGGGCGACGACCTGAGCGTGAGCATACCGGCGGGCGCGGCCTGCTACCTCGACGCGGACCTCGTCCACAACCACATCGACGACCTGCCGTGGATCGCGGACTCCCTCGGTGGCGGGCCGGTCGCTCTCTACGAGGAGCCGGCCCCGGTCCTCTCCGTGACCGTGGACGCGATCCACTCCCGCGCCGGCGCGATCGATGTGACGCTCTCGCAGGCCCCCGTCTCCGTCGCCACGCCGACGAGCGACGCGCAGCCGGCCATCCAACTCGGGGCGGCGACCATCGCGGGGGCAATCGTCACGATCGAGGACTCTCCGGTCTACCTCCCGCAACCCCGCGCCGCGATCGTCCGCCACGCCGTCGTCGTGTCCGCCGCTCCTCGCCGCGTGCGCGTCATCCACGCCCGCCGGCCCACCACGGTGAACCCATGAGCAGCGACAAGCAGATCATCGGCGACACGATCACGATCGAGTTCGAGGCGAAGCTCGACGACGGGACCGTGCTCGATCTCACGTCCGCCACCCTCGCCGCGTCCATGCGGCGCGTCGGCACCGCGACCGCGATCCCCTGCAGCTCGGCCGCGGCGGTCGCCCCTGCCGCGACGTCTGGCCGGTGGCGCGCGACCTGGCTCCCGGCGGTGACGGGGGCGTTCTCGGCCGACTGGTACGAGTACGACGGCAAGGTGGGGATCGCGTCGGACGTCTACCACGTGGGCGAGGGCACGCTGTCGTTCAAGGCCGGGATCTCGTGATCGTCACCGGGCTGCTGGCCTGAGGGTCAGGTTCGGTTAGTATCACGCACCGTGCGGCCCGGATCTCGACGCGCGTGGCGCTGTTCAGTGTGCGGCTGCGGCCGGGATTCGGCACAGACGCGCCGCCAGCTCCTAGGCCTTCCGTCCCTGATGGATCACGCCGCTGCCTGCTCGCCCGAATGCGGTCGGGAGCACGAGCGCCGCCGGATGCGTGCGAACTACGGGCCGGGCTCCTCCTACCGCGTGCCGGGCATCCCGAAGGGCTGGCGTTGCCAGCTCTGCGGATGCTCGGCCGAGGAGGCGCACCAGAAGCGCCTCCGCTCCGGCCTGTCTCCGCTGGATCCCAGGGTCCGCACCTGCACGCCGGAGTGCCGGCGCAGGGCGAAGGCTCGCGGCGGGTAGCTCACCTGGCCCACCGCTTCCGGGCCACGTCGCAGGCGAGGACGTTATCCGGCCGACCGCTTGGGGATCCGCCCGGGAAACCGGGGGTTGGACGTAGCAGATGGCTCCTCGATCCTGCCCCCGCAACCATAGCCATCTGCCAGTGATGGCACCGACCGGCCGCCCACCAGGGCGGCCGTCGTGTTTCTGAGCACCACCTCGGCCGAGTAGCCCTCGGCGTCCGGCGACAGGACGACGTGGTCCAGGTAGGGGGTCAGGCGTGCGCGGGCCGCGGCGACGTCGGCGGCCGCGAGCTGAGCGATCTCCCGCACCGCTTCAGCCGCACAGGAGAGGTCCAGGGCGAGCCGCACCACCTTGGGCCGCCGGACCTCGGCCAGCCGCTTCCGGGCGTCCCGTAGGCGATCCTCCTCGCGCACGAGGGCCGCCCGGAGCGACTCCGAGACGCCGGTCTCCGTGATGGCGGTGACGAGCCGCTCGACGCGCCCCTCCAGACCCCGGACCTCCGCCTCCAGGTCCGTCTCCTGCACGCCGCCACGCCGCGCCCTCGCGCGCTCGGCCGCGACCAGCGAGGCATCGAGCCACCCCTGGAACCCGTCGCTCTGCAGGTAGCCCTCGAGCCCCTCCAGGACCATCGCGTTGACGCGGCGCTCCGAGACCCGCGCCCGGTTCGGGCAGACGGTGTCGCCCTTCCCCTTGTTCGCCGAGCACCGGTAGCGCGCGTAGGCCTCGCCGCCGCGCTTCGTGATGTCCGAGATCGCCATCGCGCTGCCGCACACCCCGCAGCGGAGGAGCCCGGCGAGGAGCCGGGTGGTCCGCTTCCCGTTCACCTGGCCCCCGGGCCGGTGCGTCCGGTGAAGCTCCTGGGCGGCCTCCCAGAGCTCCCTCGGCACGATCGCCAGCTCGGGCGCCTCCTGGACGACCCAGTCCGCCTCCGGCCGCATCCTGGCGCGCCGCTTCTTCGTCATCGGGTCGCGGAAGAACTCGCGTTTGTTCCAGACGATCCGCCCGATGTAGCGCTCGTTGCGGAGCAGGTTCTGGACCTGGTTCGTTGCCCAGCCCTTGCCGGCCCGCTTCTCGTAGCCGAGGCGGTCGTAGGGGGCGGGGACGCCGGCGGCGTTCAGCGCGGCCGCGATCCTCGCAGCGGGTTCCCCCGCGGCGTAGCGCTCGAACACCTGGCGGACGACGCGCGCCTCATCGGGCTGGATCCGGACGACGGCGCGCGGGTGCTCCGGATCGACCGGGGTCGGCTCCGGCGTGGTCGTGTAACCGAAGCAGCGACCGCCGGTGTGGAAGCCGGCGAGCGCGCGCCCCTCGAGCCCCCGGTGCGTCTCGGTCCGGACGAGCTGCAGGAAGGTGTCGTTGACGAGAGCCATCGCGCCGAACGTGAGGCGGGCGCCGGCGCCGTCCGAGGCCATGCCGGTCGTGCAGTCGACGACGCGCACGCGCGCGGACGCGAGGTCCTCGAAGACGATCCGCCAGGTGTTCCCGAGGTCTCGGGAGAGGCGCGAGAGGTCATCGACGAGGACCGCCTCGAAGGGTACGGGGCGCGAGCGGGCGCGGGCGAGCAGCTGCTGCATCCCGTCGCGATCGAGCGTGGCGCCGCTCTGCGCCGCGTCGGAGAGCTCGGACACGACCTCGTAGCCACGTTCCTCGGCGAAGCGTCGGCATCGCCGGAGCTGGTCCTCGATCGACCTGGCGTCCTGCCGGTCGGTCGAGTAGCGCGCGTAGATGGCGGCGCGGGAGGGCACGGCGTCGCATCCTACCGTTCTGAGCCGGCCGCTGCGCAAGCAGGGGAGGGCGGGAGACGGTCCTCGGCGAGCAGATCGACCGCCAGCCCCGCGAGATCACGGACGATCGCGCGGCGCAGCGCATCGGCCTCGAGCGGGTCGGCCGGTCCGCGCACGACGACGCGGACGCGCTTCGCGTCGCGGCGCTGCAGCGGGATGACCTTCGCGCGCGGCATGGTCTACGGGGCCTCGACGAGCGTGCCGAGGACCTCGAGCCGCTGCACGCGCAGGGCGTTGCGTGCGGTGATCCGACCACGGCGGAACTGCAGGGCCGGGCTCTTGTACCCGAGTCGCCGCGCGAGCTCGGCCCGCGTGAAGCCCTCCTCGAGGAGACCGTTGATCCGCCGCCACGTCCGCCCGGCCGAGACGAGCGCGCCGTCGGCGAGCGCCTCCTTGGTCACCTGCAGCACGCGATCGGCGGTCGCCTTCCTGATCGTCCTCTTCTTGCGCGAGAGCACCTCCGCGAGCGTCGTCTTCGAGACGTCGCACGCGGCCGCGGCCGACTTGTAGCCGACGCCCTGCCGGGAGAGCTTCCGGAGGTGCGCGCGAACGGGCTCGGCGTCGACGAGGTAGCCGCCGAGGATCCGCTCCCTGCAGGCGCCGCACACCCCGCCCTTCGAGTCCTTCCGGAGGCGGCTCTTCTTGCGACAG